GTGATTTGAACTCGTTCAACCGTTTTTGAGCTGAATCGTAATAATCTTTATTGATTTCATAACCAACATATTCCAGACCGTATTCCTCATATGCAATCAGTGAGCTTGCACTCCCCACATGGGTATCAAGAATCTTCATTCCTTTCTCCAGATATTTATGACATATCCAACGATATAAATTTACAGGCTTTTGGGTTGGGTGGATTCGCTTTTCATTCATTTTTTTGTTGCCCTGCTGTATTGTTCCTTCAATTATTGATTTTCCTTGAAACATTCCTCTCCACATATAGCGAAAAACGTCAACCCTTCTTGTAAGACTGCAGTAAGCGACTTCTGCGTCTGATTGATATGAACCATCATTGCATTTATCCCAGATTATCAAGCCACCTGCCATTGAGTAATCAAAGTAATTACATCCCCAGATAATCTGATTCTTTGATACTCTGAATAGTTGTTTAAAATACTCTCGATCTGGCGGTTTATTATCCCAACCATAATTCGTATAGCCGCCATCAGGAACATAAATGGAACTTCCATTTTTCTGCTTTACATATTTACTACGATTCTTACCGCCGTGTTCTTTGATTCCGTATGGCGGGTCTACAACTGCCACATCGAAGTAATTATCTGGAAAGTTTGGAAGGGATTTCATACAGTCGCCACAAATAAATTCTCTTTGCATCAGTATTCCTCCTGTAATAATTCTTTATTGTCGAAAATGTTTCCAACTACTTCCATTTCGCACCTGTCGATATAATATTTGGTCAGTGGCATTGACCAGCAGAATGGTTCACATCTGCTGATTGTATCTGTCGGAATAATCTCATAATGCCATCCGATAACTTTATCTACAATGGTTCCGGTTTCAATATTTCTTACACCAAATTCTCCAAATGCCGCTTTTGCAAGGTCTTCTGGGTTTCCATGGCACATCAAAATGTCATTTTCCCAAATCTTCTTCCCGTTCTTGTCGTAAAGTCCCGTGAACTGGCAGAGGGTTTCTATATCAATTATTTCAGTTTCACCGCCTTTCACGATTTCTATTGCTCTGTTCAGTCCAGCATTATATCCTTGATGTATGTCAGATAAGATACATTCTGATTCAATGAATTTATCTCTTTTCAATTCACTAATGACCTTGTCCGCATCAAAAGCTGTAAACTGTTTATTAACGCAATCAATAAACTCTTTCTGGTCAGAACTAATGCTTGTCCCAACTTCCCAATTTTTGATGTATTTGATTAATTCGTCTGCATCAATCAGTCTGCTCATATTCTATTCTCCTAACTGTTTTAAAATTTCTTTTGCAATTCTATTGCTTTCCTGCATGGAAACTCCCCATCCATTATATTTTCTGTGGCATTCATCACAGCTCCATTCATCACTATCGCTTTCTTTAATTTCACTACTGAATCTGCAATTATCACAATACATGTGATCGAGAGCGCCGTAAATGATGTTTGCAATATCGTCTTGTTTGCTACTGACATCGTCTACGTGCTTCTGTCCAGTTAAATATTCAAATGCTCTCAGCTCATTTTTCCCAACCCATTTAATCCATGCACCGCAATCCCCACAATATAATCCTGTATTATTCCCAGCTTTCTTGATAAAAAGGTTTTTACTATTACACTTTGGACATCTATATTCTTTCATTTATTCATCCTCCCACACTCCCAACAATCTCATCCTCTCATACAGTACAGCGACGGTCTTGCGCCTGTATCCGTAGAAGTCTTTTGGGTTCATCGGGATATATCTTTCTTTGCTGATTTTCCTGTAACTTTTCCGGTGTAGGATATTCTCAATTACCATATCCGCTATCACCGTGTTTTTCGGGCAAGCTGACAAGGCGGCACTGGTAAGCAGGTATCCGTACTCTGCCGGGAAGTCTTTCAGCATCGTGTTTAATTTTTCAATGTCCTCTGCCGGAATGCCGTAATCTTTCAGCTTTTTATTCCTTGTCAGCATACCGTTTCTCCTTTCTATTCGTCTGGGTGGTGCTTGTCGTACATGATCGCTACGCATACAAGTCCGGTCACGCCGATTATGATGCCGAGCGTAAGTCCTAATAAGAATTCAGTCATTCCTCCACCTCCTCGTAAGTCTCTCTGAATATATCTGGTTTGCATGGATAGAGTTCACCTTGAACACCACGAATAATATAATCTCCTACTGATACGTGATGCGTACCCTCTAAAGTGTCAATAAACAGTTCAAGAGCGGTATCGTCAGGATATTTATAGGGTGAATAATGGTGCATAACTCCTGATTCGAATGCTTCTATCGCCCAGTCTGGAACTCGATATTCGCCATCTGAGTTTTTTAAGTCACCATCATACTGAAATGCTTCAATCACTACCGGTTTCTTTCTATACTTCATAATCATCCTCCACAACATAGTCCTCGCAATCTTCTGCGTACTCGTAGCTGTCCATCATGTCGCACCGGTTGTCACAACCGTCTTGTTTTTCACAGCAGATGCAGCACTCTGTTTCACCGTCCGGACATTCTATTTTACAATATCCCATTTAATCCTCCTTATATGGTTCTGGGAAATCCATCCATGCAACTACTGTTCCGCCTAAAACTTTTTTATCCGTTCTCCAAATTCCATCAGTAGTATGTGCCTGCTCTACCAATACTGTTCCATCGTCAAATACAACTGTAGCAATCACATATTTAGACGTTTTTTCGAACATTCCTCTTTTCCAGTTATCTGTTCCTTTAAACTTTGCAAATATGGAATCGTGTTCTTCTGGTAATATATCACTGACCGGAATCCAACCATTTTCTTTCTCATCCTGCTCCAGATCAGCCAGAAGCTGCTCAATCATATCTTGAATAACTTTGACATACACCCCAGCGTATTTGTAGCAGTCCGAATATTTATCCGCGTACTGCATTAATCTTTCTTTGATATGTATCATATTATTCCATCCTTTCTCAATGCCCGCTTCTTACCATGCAAAACAACAGTTCTGTCATGGATATTTTTCTTGAACCATTGTGTCCACACTTCAAAATAACTGATAATCTCCATTTCTCCACATCTTCACCTAGTGGTGTTGGGCTTTCAAATTCTTCTGCAACATCTCTCTGATACGGAACTGCAACCATTACTCCCATGTTACCTATTTTCGCGTAACATTCCGGAAAATTCTCACGTATATGTTGGGCAAATTTTCCATTTTTTAAATCAGGTAAAATCTCTTTGTAGCACTCCATTGTTGTCACAAGGTAGTTTTTTTCGCCAATAAAATTTAATCCATTTCCGCTGTAAATATCATCTTTGCAACTTTTGATTTCATAGCATGCAAATATTCCTTTTTCGATTGCTGAGATAGAGCACTGATTTTCCGGAATAAATTGCATGTAATCTACTCTTCTTGGCTTTCCTGCTGCGTAGCCATAATCAAGGCTTACTTCTCTAGCCCAGTATTTACCTGGACCAGAAAAACGGCTTTTTTCCAACAATCTGCTAAGAAATTTTGTTGTTTCAGATCTTTTCATACTTCCACCTCACTGTCTTCTGGCATCTGAAACAGGATTGATTTTCTTATCTCATTTCCATAGCCTTTTAATACAGCAATTCCATGCGCCACACTTTCTTTTGTATCATAGCTTCCTGTGTATGCTGATCCTGACAGCCCATTGCCAACAATTTCACCACATTTGTATTCCATGTATGCTTCCTGAATCATATCCAGTACTTTCATGGCTTTTTCTTTGGTGGAATATCTTCCGATCATGAGCGAGCCTGTGCCATCTTCGACATAGATATCCTCACTATCCTTTTCAGGAAACGCTGATACTGTGCAAATATTGTCAAAATTTACAATCATTCTTTTATCCTGACTTCTGATTAACACTTTGTGTCCTCCTTATAATCCTCAATCGCAGCTATCTTATTTTCGTACATTGCAATTGCGTTTTTTAATCTACTTATCTCTTTATTGTACTTTTCTAAGAATTTATTTTTCACAAACTGATAATTAGGTTCTTCCAACACAATGTACGGTGTTAAAGAATCAAAAATTCTTCCGATATCTTTTTTCTTCACGTATCCAATATAAATCCCATCAGGGAACTTGGTTGCTGCTTTGTATGTTACGGGTTTTTCGATTACCTCGCATTCCTCAACTCTGATCTTGAAAACGTAGTCTCCTAATGTTTTGGTTTCTGGATTGTATTCTCTGTCACTGTCTAAAATGTAGAAATATAATTTCATTTTGTGCCCTCCTAATATCTGACGATTTCAATGTTGTTATCCATACAAAATCTGTATGAATCCTCTCTGATTTTCTTAACTTCATGCATGATAATTTCTTTTGTTTTGCTGACAGCTTCCTCAAAATCCTCTGTTCCGAGATCGTAGTTGTAAATACCCAATGTGTTACAGTTAAGGAACAGCGTATCTCCATAGCCAACGTATTTGTGAATAACGATTCTTAAAGAATTGTATTTTAAGGCAAAAATACTTCCGGTTTTAGGTTCTTCGTTGTATTTGGCATTACTTTTGAATTTCATTTTGCGTCCTCCTTATCTTTCTCACAAAATCCTCTATGTTCATGCACTGAATACTCGATTCCACGACTCCATTTCATGTATGCGAGTTTTTCTCCTGTCAATTCACATTTGTGTTTTCTTGTATTCAGATACTTACAGGTTCCGTCACAGTAGCTCATTCACGTCCTCCTATTCCACTGTTCTCTTACAGCTATCAAATTTCTTCCAGAAGGATAACCTTCCGCTGGTACAGCACAATCTGGATTACCACACTTAACCATGTATATAATGCCGCCGCTAGACCAACATTCGGTTATCGCCTTTCCTCCGCAAAACGGACAAGGCTTTAATTTATCCATTTTTTCATCCCCATTTTCTCCTATAATTCAAAATATTTCTTCCATGTTTCTGGCAGTGTGGTACAATCTGGCTCATAAGGTTCTGGATATACAGTATATCCGCACTTTGTACATTTGATTTGTGGTGGAAAGTCTCTACTCCACTCCATGTTTCCGCCACATTTTCTGCAACGAATGTATCTCTCTACTTTCTTTGGTTTCGTTTTGAAAAATGAAGTGTAATTATTGTTTTTCATTTTCATCCTCACTTTCCCCGTTTTCGTATTATAACCCGGCTTTTTCCAACAATTTACCTATATCGGAAATTTTCGTCTTCTGGTTGTACTCGAAAGAAATTTCGCCGTTTTTGTCGTTCTTGAACATTATCCTGCTTGTTACCGTGCAAGTATTACCAGAAAATTCTATACTTCGAAATCTGGTTGAATAGCTTGTGTATTTTGAAAATGCCTTCAAAACTTTCTGATACGTTTTATACTGCACACCTTCAAGAATTTCGTACCCCAGTTTTTCCTTGTTAATGACCGAAAAAGTTTCGTTATAATAATTGCACAACTTTTTAGAGCCTATTTCCCGGATAACGACGCAATCACTTTTTACCTCATGCACGAAACCGACCATAAATTCATTCGGGAAAATAGTAGTATTCGTCATAACTAGATCACCGGCTTTTAATTCATGCGTGTTAAATATAAACGGTCGAATATAATCTTCTTTCTTTGCCGTACAAGAAGTCAATCCCGGTATGATCCTTGAAATAATAATCATCAAAATGCGTTCTTTATCTCTCATTTTTCTTATTCCCTTTCCCCATGTAAGCAACTGACACGCTATTGTGCAGTCCTCCATGATCTTAAACTCCCATCTTCTTAACCAGGTTCTTATTCAATCCCTCTTATCATCATGCTTAATTTACTGTAACAAGGGCAAATTCTTGTGTGATCGTAAATATCTTCCAGTAAGATGCAAAATGGAAACATCTGTTTTACTTCATAGATATGTTCTATTCCGTCATCACCACGTTCTGTATACTTGATTCTTTTTCCAACATGCAAATCAAATGCATTGGATACGTAGGCTTTTAAACCATAAGATTTTACTTTGCTCATTTTTATCTAAAACCGCCTTTCATTAAAACGTGAACATTTCCTCGTTATCATCACCAGAATCGAAATCTGACGTTTCTTCATAATCAGTTGATTTATTTCTGGACATATTCTTTCCACGTTCGATCAGTTCTGCTCTCTGCTCTTCTGTTAATTCTCTTGGTGCTCGTAATTTCACGTACTTAACTGGGACATGAGCAAATATGGATCCGTCTTTGTTTGTGGCTAGAACCTTCACATCTTCTGGATGCTGTTCTGCAAGCTTCAGGACTCTTCCTTTCATCTTACTGCCATTATGCGCTGATACTTCTGCGTACTCACCACCACGAATCCACGCAATGCTACATTCATTGCAATTCTCTGCCATGATTAATCCTTCCTTTCTCCAAATCCAAATTCTTTATTTATATTTATGGAATCAAATTCAAGTTTAATTCCCATTGTTTCTTTTGCTTCCTGGTATGCTTTTTCAATTCCAACTTCTTCAATGTGTTCTTTGGCAGAGTTTAGGTTTTCTAAGAATCTCTGATTGGATTTTGTAAATCCCCATGTTTTCTTAATTGCAAACAAACTGATAAGAACATTTGCAACTGCGATGTAATCCTCTGCTTTCCACAGCTTTTCTTGTGATTCTGAAATAAGTTCTTCCGATATTTCCTTGCGCATTTCATCTTCGCGTTGCTTCAAGTACAGTTTTAGTGTTTCAACTCTTGCGCCTGTCGTTTTGGAAATCTGTTCCAAACTGTAATTACTAAAATTGTATGGAATTGAATTCCGTGACTTTTCAGCCGCTTTCTGCTGTCTTCTGCGTTCTGCCCTGTTCATGCTCTCACCAATCCTTTCAGTTGGCTTGTGATTAAGACAAATTCTTTCAAGAGTTTTCTGTCTAATGGCGTATTTCCGGTCACGGTATTATCGCCATCATAGACAACTGCATATTTTTCGTTAATCAGTCTTGCGGATGAAACCGCATTCAAAACTTCTTGTCTGGAGCATTTCAGCATTTGTGAAATATCATCAGCGGTCATATCGCCAATCCATTGTTCATTCTCGAAAACACTGTATATTCTCATATTTCTGTCACCTTCTGATATTCATATCCAACAAGGCGGAACGCTCGCGGAGTATTCGGATGCGCAGTAGCAATCAATCCATCAAGTTCAAGCTGCCTCATATGTCGTTGTACAGTTGCTTTTGATATGCCAAGGCTTTCGGCAATTTCTTTAAATTACGGTGCGTATCCATATTTTGTAAAATATCTGATAATAAACAGATAAATTTCTTTTCTGTTCTCTTGTCCTTCGAGATACTTTCTTTCGGTGTTATATTTACTTACCATAGTTACCTCATTTCTTTTAACCTCTGGGTTCAGATCGCGTTCATATGCCAAGGAAGTTGCATGAATCAATCCAAACCCAGAGGGCGTGCGCATATTTAGTTTTAATTATTTGGGATTTTGTCTGCCAGAACCGGCAGCTTTATCATTTGTAAGATTCTTCATCAAGAAGATTATTGAATTTTTCAAGTGCCTTTATAGACACCTTGTTGTTTGACTTTTCTGATCTGATTGATACTTCTAAGTGAGTATCAATGATATGCTTTAATTCTCTTGCAAGGGCAATTTTGCCTTGCTTAATTCCATCTCTATAGCCTTTAGTTGGTTTGAATTCATTAATCTTTTCTTTTCCTTCGCCTTGGCTTCCAGATGTCTTGTTGTATCTGCATTGATAACCTTTCTTGGTATATTCCAGAATCCAGAACTGCTCCATTTTGTCAAGCTGTTCTACCGGATAATGAATGAAATTAATTTTCCATCCAAAAGGATTATCTTCACTGTAGAACCCTCTTTTCTTTATGGATAAGTCGATGTGCTGATATCCAGTGAGATGTGAACACATCCTCTGAATTATATGTACTGCCTGCCCGATATAAAAAAATGGGATTCCGTTTTCATCTACTCTGGTTAAGAAATAAATACCACTTTTGTTATCCAATTTGGGATTGACTTTTAAAAGCCTTTTCTTATTGCTTGCTTCGATAGCCTTAACCTGACGAAGCTTTTTATAATCCACCCGGCATCACTCCTTTTCAATCTGGTCAATAAGTTTCTTGCACTCATCTTTGACATAAGCAAGTGAACAGATTTTGAAATCCATTTCGAAGCCGAAATCTTTGCTCGACTCTCTCCAGAAGTCTTCCATTGTATGAAGAAGCCTTTTAAAGTCTGGGTCATCTCCAAAATACTGTTTTGCTGCATCAACATCATATCCATCAAAGCAATGAGCACAATCAAATCCAATCCACCATGTATTATCATCGTTGCAATCATATAGTGATGGTTCTGCATAAGTAACTCCGCCATGACAGTTAAGATAGCCTAAATCGACAACTCTTTTCTTTGCTAACTTGTGGCTGTAAGGTACTCCAACGTATCCACATCTGTATGCCCCCGGCATAAACAGAACCACATATTGATAACCTTTATATGTAGATTTTGTTTCTAAAACTGGTTTCATTTAATCACTCCTTAATTAAACGGAAGTTCGTCATCCATAATTGACGGCATATCCATAAATCCGCTTGTGTCCTGTTCTGGGCTTGGAACTGGTGGCTGCGACTGTTCTTCTGGCTGGCTCTTCTTGCTCTCCACAAACTCATGTGTTTCCACAAGACAATCATTTGTGTAGACTTTCTTTCCGTCCTTATCAGTGTAATTTCCAGTCTTCCAAGTTCCGATAACTGCAATCTTCATTCCTTTATACAGATATTTTTCGGCAAACTCGCCATTCTTTCCAAGTGCAACGCAATTTATGAAATCTGATGTGCGTTCATTGTTTTTGCGATACTGGCGCTCAACTGCAAGTGTGTATCTGGCAATTGTTATATTGTTTGTTCCCATTCGGACATCTGGATCTTTGATTAAACGTCCAATTAAAATTACTTTATTCATGTTTTTTCTCCTTAGAAATCGTTGTAAACAACTTCTCAACTTTTTCGATTGCATCATTCCAGCCCTTGTTGTATCGACAAAACAACGGGTCAATGTCTTCTGGATTACTGTGAGTTGATGGCTTCTTTAATTTTTTAAGTGATTCTAAGAAATGTTCCATATATCTTCCTCCTCATAATCATTGCAATACAGGGAACCGTAATCCCATGCTAACGTACAGCAGTTACGAAACCTGCATTTGCTACAGTCTGTCATTTCCATGAAATTTCTCCTTTCAGAACGGGCATAAATTCAAGTCAACTTCCAGTCCAGCCCGTCCGATCTGAACCAGAACATTGTCTCCTGCGACTTCTTGTATTTCTTGCTGTATTTTACGGGCATCTGACGCTTGACCGCTCAAATGTACCAGTGTTACCGTCCGAAGTGATTCTGTGCGGTTTTGCTTAATGAATTGCTTGCAAGTTGACAAAGAACAATGCCCTTTCAACCTGTGTCTGTAGTTAGCTTCTGTTTTGTCCACCGATTCTTCGCAGTAGTTGCATTCAATTACCAGATGATGTATGTTCATTTTCTGGAAATTATATTTGCTGTACTCAAAATCAGTCATATACAGAAGCTTCCCCATTTCCTTGTGTCCTACCAGATATCCATAGTTCGAGCAAGGTACAAGCTGATTTGTTTCTTTATCATATGTTGTATGTGGCAATTCAAATGGAATCACATTAAATAAACCAACTCTAAATGGATGCCTTTCTGGAACACCTTTCATTAATTCGCCTGTTCGGATGTTCATGTTCTCAACTGTCTCGTCATTGGTGTAAATCTGAATGCCTGCATTCATTATTTCCTTGAATGACTTTGTATGGTCACCCGTGTTCATGAGAAAGAAGTACTGCATCAATATTGCTTATCCAATAGTCAATCCCTCTGAGGATTTTCTTGTAGTTGCACCCGCAGTCAAGAAGAACAATCTCGTCTGCACTTGACTGCAAAGCGTAACAATTTCCTTTGGTACTACCTGTTGAAATTACTCGCATGAACAAATGACATCACCTCGCTTTCTATGCACTTCATTTAAGTATCTAAGATATCATCAGCTTCACCTATGGATTTCTCTAAATCGGAATAGGCATATGGAATGTCCTTTCCTCTATTTAGGCTCTCTAATTCCGCATAACTTACTTTGCACATGCTATCTCGCATTAATTTGAGCTGTTTCAACGGAAGTTCAATGGTTATTATCTGTTCCCAGTCTTTCTTGCTGTCTACTCTCTTCATACTTCATCGCTCTTTCCCAGAACCCCATAACTTTGTAAAATATTTTGGCAACTCTTAATCAATAAATATTTTTCAGATGACTCAAATTTTATTCCGGCTTCTCTAAAACCTGATTTCAAATCATTACTGTCTGCTATTACCAAGCATAATCTAACAATATCTAATTCCTTTAAAGTCATCTCAATTCTGATGCTTTGGTTTAAGTCTGCTTCTTTTATTTCTCTCATACTTCATCATCCTCCGGGAATCTGAACACGATGTTTGCCGGTTCGAATTTTATATCTGGGCTGTTAACCATTGTTTTGATGATTCCAAAACCTTTTGTTGACGCCATCTTCATGAATTCCTTTTCGACATCTTCTGGAACTTCTATATTCTGTGCAAAGAGCGCTCATGTATATGTGTTACGCAACATTTCCATAGCTTTTTCAGCCTTTTCTTCCGTTGAGTAAACAGCCATAATTGTTCCTTTTTCACCTACCATCGGCACATATGCTCTTATGATGTTTCCAGTTCTACTTAATGATGTGATTTCATAAGGAACATCAAATCCTCCATTCTGACTTACTAATCTCACTGCATTCTCCTTTCAACACTTTTTCTTGAGAAACTTTTATTAACCGGTTCATTTAACGCTCTTTCAAGTTCCCATCCGCTTCTTAATCGTTTTATCAGTGTGTCTCTGGACATTCCTTTTTCTCTAGCCCATTCAGAGATATTCTTTTTGGTTCCTTTGTATTCCAACATATGCGTATGACGGCTATTACTATTCTGCACCATCATTGTTACCCAGCGGCAATTATCGGGTTCATAATTTCCGTCATTATTTATGCGATCAATAGTTAATTCTTCTGAATATCCATGTGAATAAGCCCAATTATAAAAATTAATAAAGCCATCTTCGCCCAGCCATTCATTGCAGACTCTTATTCCACGGCCACCGTAATTTTCAAATTCTTTTGCATATTTTCTGTAACAGCGGCTCTTCATATTATTATATATTCGATATAATCTTGAATTGGAATGTCCATGTTTTTTATTATATCTATTTCCCATTATCTCCTTCCCTTCTTATCTACCAACGAAAACCTGTATTTCTTCGGGTATCGTCTGGCATTACTCGTAACTATTAATGTATGCTTTGCAAGTTGCTTAGCTTTTGCTATTACCTTTAAATCTTCATTTGCCATCAATCATCATTTCCTGATTCAAAGATTGAAGAAGAAAAGATACAAACTGGGCGAACACCATTATCATTGTAGTAATAGTTGTGGCTGAAATTGCCTGAAGGGGAAACAACGGTACCTGTTGTACTGTAATCATTTGCTGGTGTACTCCATGGAGTAAGCAGCCACCACCATTTATCCGTATTTGGAAGGAATTTTCTGTATTTCCGGTATTCATCTACTGTCAGAAGTGAAATCTTATCTTCACAATGCCCGTATTCTGTCTGTCCGTCCAGAGAAAGCAAATCTCGATCAAACTCAATAACTGCATCTTCTCCAAACTCGTCCGTAATTTTTTTAAGAAAACGAGTATTTAACTCATTTCTCAGTTTACTCGAAATCCAGTTATTTGAAGCTGAATCAAATATTCTTTCTTTTCCATCAAATCCATTCAAAATGGCAAAATATCCTTTTTCTGTCTTATCCAGAATCAGCCATTCCATACCAGCAAGTTCAATAGCTTTTCCGATTTCCGGCTTTCCGATATGCTTTTTCTTGAATTCTGTGAACTCTTTACTTAATCTGGATAATTCATCCTCAAAATATTTCAGATTTTTCTTCATAATCATTCCTCCACCTTAGATACAAAGATATTAGATTTTAAGATACAAACTGGGCGAACACCATTTACAACGCAGTAATCGCCGTTGCTGACATCGCCTGAAGGGGAAACAACGGCAACACTGTTCTTCCATCCACGTTCTTCCGTTGACCACGGTGATAATGTCCAATACCAATCACACAAATCTTTATTCGGTGTAATATCAGTATATTCCCGCGCTTCGTCAAATGTAATCGGACGGATTTTACAATCAACAGTCCCCAATTTCTGTCCATCCGCAGTGATAATATCTGCTGTGTGTGTTTCGACATTTTCTGCCCCGAATTCTTTTTCGAAGTCTTTCAGAATTTCAGTGTCACACAGTTCCTTTACATTTGATGTTTTGTAATCTGAGGTATCACCAAACTCTACATTTTCTTTCACCAGATCAAGCGAAATAATTTTCGTTGTATCTCCATACTGTTCCAGAACCTTGTATTTACGCTTTCCGGTGGTCTGGAACACATCTCCACGTTTCAGTATTGACAGTGCAACCTTGTCAGATTCTTCCTGTTTTTCCAGCAGTTCAACGAGTTCCTTTGCTTTCTTTAAAATTTCTTTATTGTTCATATCACATTTCTTCCTGTTTCATAAAATCTGGAATCTCTGGCTCGGCAACTGCTGCCGGAACTGGTTCTTTCTCGGCTGACTGAACAACTTCTGCAACTGTTGACTGTTTAGGCTGTTCTTCAATTGCCATTGGTTCTGGAATGAATTCCTCTTTGTTGGCGTTCTGTTCGATCTCTTCCTGTACTTCTCTGTATGTAGCATCCATTGTGTTATATTCATAAGCCTGCACCGGATTATCCCATTTCTTAGGAATGGACTTCATGATGTTGTTACGCATTTTACGAACAATCATAGATTCTCTCGACTGTGTTTCGTAATAAGACGGTGAAATATATGGTCTTAATTCCTCACAATCAATAATTGCTTCCAATTCCCCAATATCAGCAACCTTTTTCATAACTTCTTTTTTCTTTGCTTCAATCTGAGTTTTCTGTGCATCTGTAGCTTTGTATCTGTCCGCACAAATACCAAATGTTTCATTCTGAAGATTATTCTTGATATGTGCTGCAAGATTCTTCAGTACATCTGCTCTTTCACAAGAAAGATATTCAATATGTCCGTCATTATACTGAATCGGATATACGACGCGAACTACTTTCCCAATTCCGGATTCTTCCCATTCTGGCGGTGTAATTTCCACGCCTTTATGTCTTGGTGGGATATACTTATCACCTTCTCTGACTTTCCAATATGGAAATACTTTAGCTACATTGACACCGTATCTGCTTACAAGAGCGTCATTTCCATCGCCCTCAATCGCAAATTCGATTTTCTTCTCCCACTGAGGTTTCTGCCCTTTTGCTGCTACATTTACGTTTCTAATCTGGAAATAACATTCTCTCGGCTGTGCATTTGCATTCAGTTTCAACGCTGCTACTTTACTCAGAATAAATTTAAGATTAGAGCCGTTGATTGCTTCAAAACTCACTCCGCTCTCATGTACCATCTGGAAAATAGATCCCATTGCCGCTACTACACAATTTTTTGAATAGGAATCAAATTCCATTCCTCTTGAAGTTAAATCTCTTTCCATTAAATCGACATACCGATTTGTGTAGTAGGAAAGCTGTGTGTTAAAATTTGCTACATGTGTGTTTTCTGCCATTTTTATTCTCCTTTTCTTATATTAATTAACTCATTTTTTGTTTGCATTTCTGTTCAGTTCTACGCTTCGCCGAAGCAAATCATTACCCAGCAATTCTGTGCCTTTGCTTTACCTATCATAACTACAATCAGCCATGCCGTAGCTTATTCTGTGATTTCAGTCCATTTGAAACGGCCTTTGCCTGAGTTTCGCCACTGACCAATGCCGTTAAACTCTCCATAATCAAGCCAGTCGATTACATATTTCATGAGTGAATCATCAAGTACTTTGATTGTAAATTCTACTGTCGAACCTGCCGGCACAGTTTCGCTGTCTGCCAAAGAGATTCTTTCGCCCTGTGCTGTCTGCGCTCTCAGTGGTCTCTGACAATCAGAAAGTTCTGTACCTTCTGGAAGAACAAACGGAATTTTGCGTTCGTTTACAAATACCAGTAAGTCAATTTTTTTCTTATAAGCTGCAAGTTTCTTTGCACCACCGATATAGGAACCGGCCTGTGCAGCTGACTTAAAGAATCCTCTGATTTGGTAGTCCCAAAGGAACGGATTGCCGTTATCATCTTTCGGAAATACTGTTCGACCTTTTTCGACAACTTCTTCAACTCCTAAAGCTTCAACTTCCTGTTCTCTGGAAGGTGCATCTGGTGCTTTAGATGCTATAAATTTCTCGTGAATATCTTTTTCTGCATTTGCGGTTCCTAGAACTTCCTCTAAAAATGTTAATCTGACTTTTAATTCTTTCATCTCGTATTCCTCCGATTTTTATATTTTGCTTAATGCTTTGCTTGTCAAGGCCATGCTCCTCCGCTGCAATTCAATTCTGCGCTATTCCTTTGCCGTTCCATACCTTGCGTCGCGCAACCTCGCATTGGCTTTTCTGTGTGCTTCTACGCTTCTCCTTTTCGATTCTCAGAAGTGTGCTTCTATGCTGTTGCATCTCAAATCAGTGCTTAGCTATGCCTTTGCTTTACTAGGCTATTCTATTCTCAACGTTTCCATTGCATTTCATTTCTTCACGCTGCAGTTCAATGCCTGTCTATTCCGTGGCATTTCATATCTGTTCTATGCATATCCCTTGCCTCGCCCGGCACCGCACCACTTTGCCATCGCAAAGCCAGCCCTGCCAATCTATTGCGCTTTACTCGCAATAACTTCTATTACAGAACGGGCAACTCGTAATTAACTGCCCTGCTGCACTTTCAACGGAATACCCGTGTGTTTCTTTTCCGTACCGTGTCCGTCCTTTCTCGGAATAGATATTCTGGTGGCAAGACCAACAGATGCCATTGCCCGGTGCAAAACGTGGTAATATCTTTGTTTTGCAGTACCAATCCTGTGCTTTGATTGCTTCTGGAATGTTATATGTAGTTGTTGCCATATTAAATCCCCTCCACTTTTAATTCATCGTCGGAAACTTTAAGTAAAATCATCTGTCTGCCTGTATCTGGTATTCTGTCAGCATTCACACTTTCAACATCATCAACCCAAATTGGCAAGTTTAAGCCGTTCAATTTCTGCAATCCAGTCACGAGGTCGATGTTGCAAAGAATCTGATCAGAATGGTTCAGCCCATCAAAATATCCGATTCCGTCACAAATCATCTTACAAACTTCCAACGGCTCACCGTCCTGCGTATAGTCGAGGAATTGGAACTGGAAGTGCTTGAAATGTGGATTGATAGCTTCTGCAAGTGCCTGATTTTTTTTGATGGAAAATTCTTTCAACATGTCAAGTTTCTGCTGAATATCGGAATCTTCCTGACCTAATTTCTTTCTGTCCGCATTTAGTTGTTCGAGCGTTTCTGCCTGTTTCTGAACTGCCTGTTTTGCCATCTCAATTTTTGTTTCGATTCCTGTAAGTTCCTTTTCAGCAGACATTCTTTCTGCCTGAACTGCTGCATTTTCCTCAGAATTATTGGTCAGTCCGTCAAGCTGTTCCTGTTTCTTCAGGATTTCTGCTACAACTGCCTGATACTCTTCGTTTCCAGACATATCTGGCTCTGACGGAAGCTTCTCTAATTCATGATTTTTCTGTGCAATCTCAGATGCCAGAGTAGAAATATTTTTCTTTGTCTGCTCAATCTGCGATTCGATGTCTTTGCGCTTTTCCTCAACTTCTTTTCTTCTGGCTACTTCGGAATTGCCTTCTTCTGTAATGTCTTTAAGTTTCTGCTGTTTGTCTGCTTTAAACTGCTCTTTTTTCGCGAGTTCTGCATGGATTCTTTCCTGTTTCTTCTGTTCAAATTCAGTTTTAAGACGTTCAACCTGTTCTTCTGGCAAATGCTGTCCACAGGTCGGGCAAATAGCTGATTCAGGATCAAATTTTTCGTTCTGTATGGCATTTAAAGCTGTTTCATCAAATGTGGATGCATATGTCTGCTTGTATTTCATCTGCAATACTGTAATTCTCTGCTGTATACGTTCCGGTTTTTCGGCAGTTGCCAGAAGGTTTTCAAGTGTGCGAAGATTTTCTTCTTCCTGTTTCTGCTTGAATCGTCTGTCATTTAATAAGGAGACGATTTTTCTCTTTTCTTCCTGTAATGCTTCTGCTGCATTTGAGACGATAGTATCTCTGGACTTCTTAAGGCCTACAATTTCATAGGAAAGTTCATCATATGCTTTTCCAGAATCACTCAGCTGTTGTTCTTTCTGTCTCAGCTCGCTCAGATGATTTAAAACTTGTCCTCTCTTTTCTTCAAGGACTGTTGTGTCTGGTATTCCTTGTTCCTTTACGGTATCAATCTCAACCTTTTTGACGTCAATTTTCTTCTGAATATCTTTTCTGTCTTTGTTGAGTTTTTTCACAACTTCCTCGACAGAATGATTCTTGATGATTTCCGAAACTTCTGGATTGTCCTGTAATACTTTATCCGCATTGAACCCTGCCATCTTTTCGAGCATTTCTCTGGCACTTGCTGTCGACTTTCTCAGCACGTTCAGAAATACTCTTGCGTTGCTACATATCATGATCGTATCTGGGTCTGCTATGTCTTTTAAAAATTCCTTATACTTCGTCTGGTTGTAATCAAACCCATCAACCTGATATTTTGTGGTGCTGGAAGATTTGCCTTTCTTCGTTTCCTTACGGATCACGGTTTCTTCTCCATCAATCAGAAGTGTGAGTTCTCTGGATACGGCACCCTCAACTTCTTCTCCGTCTTCTTTTCTTCTGACATTATTCGGAGATGTACCGTCTGCAAGTTTGCCTGTCAGTGTATCAAAATATGCGTCCATCAACGTTGTTTTACCCTGACGGTTCCTGCCGGACACCATTGTTCGTGGTGCAAACTGATATTCCGCAGACTCAAACTTCTTGTAGTTTTCAATATTAAGCTGTTTCAATTCTACTGTTTTCATGCTGTTTTATCCTCCAACCAATATGCTGAAACTTCATAAGCCGTTCTTTTTTCAACCTCAGTTTCAACTTTTTTTGTGTATTCTCGGCTCTGTATTCTTCCTTGTAAAAGAATGTTATCTCCAACTTCGCAACCGCCAATATATCTAGCATCTCTTCCCCAGCAAATGCACGGTATGTAGTCAGATATTCCATGTGGGCGGTTTACTGCAAGAAGGATATCTGCGATTTCTCTTCCGTTTGGTGTCTTTCTGTAAACTGGCGGTTTACAGATAAATCCGTCCAAAAGAATATTATTGGTATGATATGTACCTTCCTCTGCAAACTTAATTTCTCTTGCGAAAACAAAGAGAATTAATTTACTGTGTTTTTCATCGTGTTTGTTGTAAGAACGGAACTGTCCGTAAATTTCAACCATTTCTCCGGTATAGTCCTGCGTTACATCAATAAGCCTTTCGGATACCATAACTGGAAGAATATCCTTTGTATCGCTCAGTCGTTTTGCCGATACCTGCATTGTGTAAAACTTTTCTCCATATGATTCATGGCTAAATTCAAACTTGGATTCAATTGTCCCAATCAGTGTTGCCTGATTGTTTTCTAAAAGGTTATTCAACTCCGTTTACCCACCTTTCTATCTGCATTAAAATAGGAAGGGATACCATTGAAGACACCATTGCACTTATGCAGAACAGCTTAAGTACATCCATTTTTGTCATCCACCAGAGTAATAATGCAATCGTGGAAAATGTTCCCACCTGTGCCATCACTCCGATAAAATACATTCTTTTCCTCATATCCCTCACTTCTTTCTTTTAGTTGCTGCTGTTGCAAGTAAAACTACTGATAGTGCTACAACTGCGACTTCCAGACGTTTTGTTTTTGCCACCTGATCTGCGATGATTTCGCTTGCAAGACTCTGGTTTTTAGTTACGTTTTCGGTGTGTTTTGTGATTTTAGACATAAAAAATGCCCTCCTGGTATAAATTTTCTTTTCAAATACAGGAAGGTGTGCTATACTTATCCTGTATTTAACTTACCCTAATTAAGTTAGATACGTGCTCCGGTAGGTGTTGCTTCACCTCCGGGGCAACCTTAGTCTTTTTTCGGAATGTAGCTGATACCCAAAATTAAAGCTACATCTTTTTTATCAATAAAATCTGAATTATCTGCGTTCAGCATTGCTTCGAGTGCCGCTACTCTCCCTGCCAGAAAAGCAAATTCCTCTTCGAGGGTTTCTAGTTCGTAAGTGTTTTTATTCATCCTTTGATTCTCCCAGTATTAAGTCCATAAGTTCCTTGACCAATTTATTATTTTCTTTAGCAAGCTCTTCTTCTGTCCAGAATCCAAGTTCTACCGCATGTTTAATTCCTTCTTCGGCTTCATCTTTTGACATTCCTCTTTCCATGAAGAATTCTCGCGTTGTTCTTGCAATCATGGATAAATCAGTCATAATATCCGGGACATTTCCTTTAAAAGTAATTTCTCCTTTTTTATTGCATTTAATCATTCTCTTTTCCTCCTTCAAAAATCTTTCTCCCCAATATTAATTCCGCAAACGTTCTAAGCGTTTCTGTCCTTAATCTGTCAAGTTCTTCTTGTATTTTTTCGTCTGTCCACAACCCCATCTGAGCTGATTCAGAAACAAGTTCATCGGCTTTTTCCTTGGAATATCCTTCTTTCACAAGGAAAACTCTTAGTCCCCTGCATATCACGGTTAATTCAGAAAGCAACTTATTTGCATCTTCTTCTAATTCAACTTTCCCGCCTTCACATTTGATCATTCTATTTTCCCTCCATTTCTCTTTCCAGTGCTTCGAATGATACTTTCATACGACTCCTTTCTTACATCATTGGAGAAATATATCTACTGAAAATATAAAGTCCAATAATAATTCCAATAACCCTGCTTAATATATCCACTATTGAATATCTTTTCTCGAAAAATAATTCATATATGAAGTCTTTGATTTTGGTTCGCCTCCTTTTTTTGTGGTATACTCTCTTTGTGAAAGGAGATGATAACGATGGATAAGTTACAAATTGCTCATGATCTGGCTGTTGCTAAGTTATGCGCTGAATTACCGGGATGTCTGGACAACCCTCATATCTGCCAGAGATACTTCAAATACCGTGCAGAATTTGTTGATCTTCTCGACTCCCATGATGAGAATTACTTTCTTAATGAATTGGATAAAGAGAAAGTAACTAACTGTAAAGCTGTTAATCGTCCAGATACTGTTTACTAATCATCTTTTTTGGATGTGTTCCGCGTTGTCCTTGCGATGCAGAGCACATCCTCCCAAGAAAACTGAACTTTGCAGTCATATCCGCCTTCTGTCCAACTACACTCCACACTTCCACTTCTTTTAAAATCAAGTTCTTCGTACATCTCAAATGGCATATATAATTTTTCACCATTTTTGAACTTGATAATTGTTTCGTCGGAAATCTTCACATTTTCACCTCCTACATTCTCATCTGGGCATTGCAATCGCGAATCATCATCTTTGTGTTAGTACACGGTGTCCATCCTTTGATGTATTCGACTGTTCTCTTCCTATTGTTTTTCTTTTCTTATCTACCTATAATGTATTTACAGGCACTGCCATGCCTAGTAAATCGAAAGGAGATAAAAGTTTGCTATTATTACCACATATAGATGGCTTTCATCAGTCCGGTGAAAAAGTTTCTGAAACCTCAGTGCTTGTATGTAATAACTGTGGTTCTAAGAGAACTGTAAAGTCCGGTAAAACCATCCCTAAGTGTTCAAAGTGCAATGATTACACCTACTGGTTCAAAATCGTGACGCTTTGATCACTTTCGATTTCATTGAACATTGTTTCCGGGTGGTATTCATCTTTTAAATCACTGTTTGCATAATCGATGGATTTCACTTGGAAACAAATGTTTGCACCGTTTTGAGTGTTGAACACTTTCGCATATTTCTTTCCATCTCTCGCAAAGCACATCACCCGCGTGTTATCCGGAATTCTTACAATCTGCGGTGCGAATAATCTTTTTAAAAATTGCTTTAGCACATTTATGACTCCTTTCTCAATAACCGTCTGCTTTTTCAGTTTCCTGTCCCAGAAACTTATTCACGAAATACAACTGTCCCTTTCCACTGACTTTTGTCGTGCGTGTGATTCTTACTGAACCATCTGGATTCTGAACATTAGATTCTTTGATTTCAAATAATCCCTGCTCAACGTATTTCTGTTTTGGCATATTTCGTGAACTTCCAGAAACCATCAGATAGCCATTGTCTCTCATCCACTGGAACAATCGTTTCTGTCCTATCTGGTATCCGTTCTGACAGATAAGTTTTGCCAAGTCTCCGATAAGAATTGATGTGTGACTTGCAGATACTGCATCTGCGAAAATTGTTTTCGGTCTATCAGCTTCAATTTTCTCCGCAAGAGACTTATTTGTATCTTTCAACTTCGCAATCGTCTGGTCCGCCATCTTCAATGCTCTAGCAAAAACCTGTTCTGGTGTATTCCATGCTTTTTCGAGGTCGATGAGATACTGTCGACATTCTTTCCCTTTTTCAGTTCTGCTCATAAGGCAAATGTGTTTCGCCATATCTACTGATAAGGAATAGTCTTGTATTTCTCTGTGTGCTCCGTTATTTACAACCGTACCTGAAAGTACACTTGTAAAATCTTCGTTTTCAACGAATCCCTGAGAATTTGTCTCAAACCATGCTGAAAATCGTTTGCTGATTTCAAGAGATTTATGTAACTCTCTAGCTGATACAGTTGGTTCATTGCCATCATAATTGATTGTCATTAATTGTTCCGTGGTTATCACCTCTTCTCTTAATCACTATTCTTAATCTCCATTACATCTTTCCGCGAATTACTTTCAACGGTATCAGCAACGCCGTTCATATACCCCAGAATATAATGTTTTTTATCTTCTGGAAGTTTATTGATTCGTGTTGTTACATCTCTAATAAGTTGTCTCTTTTCCTCCGACATTTTCTCACCTCCTGTTTCTTGTTACGTTGTAAATGTATAATAGCACATTCTCAACGCATTGTCAACGTATTTTTTATTTTTTATGCGTTGACAACGCATTTAGTAAATGTTATACTTTAGTCATACCTTAAGGAAAGGAGGTGTGCAAAATGGAAGAACGTTTGAAAATATTGCGTAAACATTTGGGACTTTCAAGAGAAGACTTCGCCAAAAAACTCGGTTTGAAAAGCCGTGGAAAAATTGAAAATATAGAACTTGGAAGAACAACTCCAGATGACGACTTCTTAAAGCTAATTTGTAATACTTATAATGTTTCTTATGGCTGGCTCGTGAATGGAAACGGCGAAATGTTCCAAGACGATGGCGATGCGCAGGCTATCGTTGATTCGGTAATGACCGGGGATAATGAATTTGCTAAGAAGATTCTTGTCAAGTTTGCAAAGCTCAGTGATGAACATTGGAAGCAGCTCCAAGAAATCCTAACAGAATTGGAAAACAATTAAAAAAAAGAAAGGCCAGAGAATAAAAAGCTCTGGTCTTTTCTTATATTCTGCTTTGTTGTTTTGATTTATAGTGATATAATAAAGTCAACTAATACCAAGGAGGAAATGTCTATGAAGAAAAAGCTATTAATTGCATTTTGTACTTTTGCAATTTTAGGAGTTTCTACTCCAACTTATGCAGGCGGCGTGACTGGCGTTGAAGTTCAAAAGGATGACTCTGAAAAGTACGGTGTAATCAGTGATTTTGATTATGATATAGAGGGAAACTCTGTGAAATTGCACGGTTATGATGGCAAGTGCAAAATTTTGGAAATTCTTCCATCATACAATATTGACGGAACAGACTACGCAACAGATTTATCAGATTTCCAGATTGGAATTGGAAGTTCTCATGTTGAATCAGTTATTTTTCAAGAAGGAATTACTGAAATATATGATGCTGTTTTTAATTCCTGTGATGTTCAAAAAGTATTTTTTCCTAAAAGTATGATAAACGTAACAGATAAAACCTTATCTTACTTAAATCCTAAAGAAGATGGCGATCTCATCCAGATTTACTATGCAGGCACACAAGACGACTGGGGAAACATTTTTACAGAATATAAAAGAACAAAAGTTGAAGATGCTGAATTCGGAGAGGAATTAGGAACATCTATTGCGGACAAAATAAATTCAATGTTAGGCAGCGATTATGACAGTTCCGAATTCGAATATTATTTCTCCGCATCGCCAGATGATTTAAAAACAGAATAATTATTATGCCGCATCTGCTTTAACTGTAGATGCGGCATTTTAGGCTACTTTTCTCTTAAATATAAGTATACCAGCAACTTGTATACTCTTTTTAAAGTACTTTCTAATTTTACCTTATCTAATAATTCAATAATCTCTTTCTTATAATCCATAAATAACCCTCCCTGTTTGAAAACTACCGCCTACATTAAAGTATATGTCCGGACAGTGGGAAATATGTCTCGAACTTATGTTTACATTATACTTTATGATATGTCCAATAAAGTGGAGTAAAACGGGATGCATTCAAATTCCCCCTCGCCAGTTGCCAGCGATAAACTGGAATATTTGTGATTTCAAATATAACCTTTACTTTCGCAAATATAAATTTCGTTTTTACCGGATTTTCTGTGATTTCTACAATATCGTTCGTTCTTAGAACCTCTTTTATGCTCTGGTTTAAGGTTGAATGCTTGCACATATCCTCTGCCAAGCGGATGGAGCTTTTACGCAAATAATCTTGATTGCACATCGGCAAGTGAATGATGTAGCTTGCAAAGAAGATTACTCCTACTGCGATCAGCAATCTCTCAATCTTCCTCATAATATATACCTCTTTAGTCTATAATTTATGTACTTAGTTATACCACTTTTTGTGCAAATTAATCGGGCAAAACGATAAAACTACATTTTTGATGGATAAAAATATGAAAAATATTTCGGTTTTGACTATGCTATTGTTGAATCTTGCGGTATAATATATGCAAATTTTACCAAGGAGGAAATATTTTTATGAGAAAGAAAGTAAAGCTTCTAGCCAGTATCGGGCTGTCAAGTATTTTACTTGCATCCATGCCATCCAGTGTTTTTGCAGAAGATTTTGTGCTATATGAAGAGAACGGCATTCATGTTGAAACAAAAGGATTAACCGATTCCCCGTCCACAGGTACTATAGGACTGTACATTGAAAACAATTCTAATTTGAATTTAGGCATAGCTCCTTATGCTTATGCCATAAATGGCATCATGGCAGGTGGAGATCAGTATGGCATAAATTCCTCTGATGTAGCACCTGGAAAGAAAGCAAATTCTACTTTGGAACTGATAGATACATGGGAAAACAAGGATTTCTTTAAAGACTACCAAATGAACGAAGTAGATAGCTTTGATATTCTACTGTGGGCTTATGACAATGCAAAGAGTTTCAAGGCTTTTGACAGCGGTCAGATTCACGCTGACGTAGCCGGAACTACCGTAGTTTCTTCTCCTGTATTTGACAGTGCACAGAATTTGTACAATCAGAATGGTATTAGTGTCGATTTCATATCCTCGGCAGGCAACAGTTTTACATTTTGTATCACAAACACTACTGGGCAATATTTCGCATACGACGTAACTTCTGAGACTTATAATGATTTCACAATGTCAGATAGTTATGAAGTATACAATGAGTATTTGTTAGATGGCTGCAAAACTCTTATAACTCTGACTCCTACAGATGAATTTCTTGCGGCGAACGGAATTTCTGATGTGTCAAACGTAGATTTTGCATTAACGATTCGCCCATTAGCAGAATTCGCTAACGAATATACTACAGACTTGATTTCATATCAGAAATAATTCATTGCACAAATATCGTAAAGCAACGAGCCGAGGATTTTACTCCCCGGCTCTTTTTATGGCAAAGCCTGCATTCACGATCACATTTCCTCCCCAGAGTAATCTGGCAGGCTGTACCAACGTATTAAGATGTCGAATTTTTTAAACTTCCGCTGAACTATTTACACATTTCCGTTTCAGTGCTACTATATTACCATAATTAATTGATTAGATGAGGATAATCTGATGAAAGTTGAAGTGCAAGCGATAAACGGAAGGTGATTACTATGAAAATTGCTATTTGTGACGATTGTGAACTACAGGTTGAGTATTTTAAGCATCGGATTGAACCGTTTTTGAAGCAAAACGGTGACCGGAATTATACGATAGACGGTTATTTCAGTGGGGAACCCTTGATAGATGATGTTAAGGACGGAAAATGGTTTGATATGATTGTCTTGGATGTAATACTTAAAAACGAAAATGGCGTGGATATTGCCAAAGAACTCCGAGAGTGTGGATATAAGGGCAAAATTGCTTTCTGGACAGCTCACAAGGATTTTGTTTTTGATGCGTTGGATGTTGAATTTACGCATTATATCATCAAGGGAAATGAACACGGAAGAATGTTTTCTATGATTGACAATACCTTGAGTGATATGAAACACAAGATGCTCACAATCAGACACAGAGATTGCATTATAAGGATTCCATTGAACAAAATCGAGTACCTCGAAGCACGGGATAAGCAAGTTTTTGTTCATTGCACGAACGGGATTATGCACAGTATGTATGTAACTTTAAAGTCGGTTGAGCCTTACCTTGATAAACGGTTTTTGCGTTGCCATAAGTCATTTGTTGTAAACATGGATTATGTGCAAAAGCTGGATTCTGATTTTACGATGTTTTCTGGTGATAAAGTACTGATTCGTAAGAACGGATATGCGGATATTAAAAATCAATATTGGGAATATATTATTAAATAAAATAAAAGAGATGATCTGTCAAGGAATAGAAACAGATCATCTCTTTTTTGAGTTCATATCCAAACTCTGGGGAGGAGTTGAATTATGGTATATTTATTATATTACATTTATCACACTTTGCAAATATATTTCGTGGAAACAAATCCGAAATACTTTCCGGCAATGCGGATGTAGTACCAGTCGGTTTTGTCTTTTGTTCCTATCAGCGACAAAAAGGTGGCAATGCCATTAGCCAATTATTAGATGGCAATCAAATCTTTCCAGGTGTTCTTTCCGCATTCCCCGTCAACGCTCAGAACCCCGTTTCTGGATTTCTGATACTGTTTTAATGCATAAATGGTATTTGCATCTGCTTTTCTGGATAAGCTCAGTGCTTTCCCGTTTTTTCCTTTAAATCCTCTTGCGATCAAAATCTCTTGAAGCAACAGGACAGAAGTTCCTTCGCTTCCAAGTTTTACTAATTTTGGCTCAAACATATAACCGGCTCCTTTCGATGTGGTCGTTGATGGTTTTGTGCTAGTTGATGGTTTTGCGGTAGGCTTACTTCCAGTAGTATTGGTAAGTCCACTAAAATCAATTCCTTTTCCAGTAAATCTAAGACGATGCGTCCATCCGTGACTGTACAGGTACCAGGGCTGTGTACGGATCTCATTTCCAGAATTATCTTTCGTATCTTTTGTGCCCTCCGAACTTCTGGCATGAACAATGTCGTTCTTACCAATCGCCATTGCTACATGACTATTGGATCCATTCGGATTATTGTCCGCCAGTTCCAGGTCGCCTTTTATCATCTGTTTGTGTGCGGTCTGATTCCTAGCGACAACCTCAAATCCGGCATTCAGCATCTTGAGCATATTGCCAGTATAAGAGCAATTCTCTTTGAGATAACGCGCCTGTTTGGTAAGCCCATTTTTGAGGAACGCATAGTAATAAGCAGTAAGTGCCAATGAGCTACAGTCAAAAGATTTCGGAATGTTAATTTCGTATAAACTCCTAATTCTCTGACTGTATCCATGACTGTTATCATTGGCAATATTTACCGCAAAGCTTACTGCATCGTTTTTCACATTCTGGATAATCTGTTCTTTTGTCTTTGCCATTGTTCCACTCTCCTTTGCTTCTGTATAATCTTTATAAAATATATTTCTATCAACTTTGGTATTAATTCCTGGAATCGTTGCTTTTGAGCTGTACTGCCAGCCAACACCCCAACTTGGACGTAATCTCTCAACTACTGTCCCGTTATCATTTGCCGGATATCTGGCAATCCAGAAATCATGCTTTTTGAGGTGACTGCAAATCACATTCATGTACCAGTCAAGATTGCAATAGATTGCAAATTTATAACCAGCAGCAACAATAATCTCTCTGAATGCTTCTGCCAGATTATGAATACTTTCAGCTCCAAGTACTCTCTGTCTATGATTCTCTAAGTCGAGGAATACTGGAAACTGAATCTTTCTTCCGTTCAGTACGGAAACAACCTTTCTGGCTTCACTCCGGGCTTCGGATACTGTCGAAGCATAGGAATACTTGTATACTCCTACTGGAATTTTATATTTATTGCATCCGGCAAAGTTGTTCTCGAACTGTCCATCAATAACATTTCCGGCTTCTGTAATTCTCAAGATTGCAAAATCCATTCCGTAATTTGCAACCTTATTCCAATCAATCTTCCCTTGCCACGATGATACGTCAATTCCTTTTAATTCCATATTCTTGTCCTTTCTCGGCATTGCGCCGGCGCAAATTTGTGCAAAAATAAGAGCCTTATGGCTCTGCTCGGATTCTTAACATATGCAATTCTTGATAGAAGGATACTAAACACGAAGATAAACACTTGTCCAAGATATGTAATCTATAATGTCAACACAGATGCATCAGGAAACGTATTTTTAAATACTTCAAAGGACGGTCACCAGATTTTGGGCGCATTCCCATTATACGGAAATATTAGCATCACAGCAGTTGGGTACTACAATGGAGCTTATTATGCATTTTGTAATGATTTCGATGGCAGTTCTTGTGCTAATAGACCTGTGACTATTGAAGTATTATATATTGATTAATTCAATCTCATAAAATCAATATATGAAAGACTGATATTATTTACAATTTCAATTGTCTTTCCTGAGTACATGGTGACTTTGAGCTTACTTCCACTGATGATAACAGGATAAGAAATGCTTTGATATGAATCAATCATCCTAAACCATGGATTCGCTATTACTTTACCATCTACTTCGATATTTAATGCCACGCCCAGAACATTCGAAGTTGATGCTTCAAGATTTGCAAAAAGGTTGATATTTACTAAATATGTGCCTTTGGGGAATGTATAGTAATGTTTGTAATCAGCTGCACTCACATACTGTATTCCATCAATGTTGCTCCATGCAACCCCACCGATTGCAAGCCCGGAATAATCGCCAGAGCTTCCAGACACATAAAATTTACTTACGGCATAAAAACGAGCAGTTTTTCCTAAATTCGTGTTTAATTCTCTATCTCTTTTCCTTTCTTAATTTTTTTATTGCATACTAAAAACTCCGGAGTTGTCCCCGGAGTATCAAATACTTCGGTTAATGGTTATGCTGCATACTTGCGATATGCATTCTTTACGTTACATTGACTTATGAAACAATAAATCTGAGTTGTTTTTAGGTCTGCATGACCTAGTATCATGGCAACATCTTGAATATTCATTCCACGATCAAGCAAATTAGTTGCCAGTGTTCGCCTGAAACGATGAGGATGAACATTTGTCACACCTGCTGTTTTTCCAATTCGCTTTAATAGGTTCTCTATTCCGCTTTTTGTTAATCTATTTGAACCTTTACCGGTAAATAAAGCTATACTGTTGTCATTTCTGCTGTCAAGATATATCCTGAGATGTAATAATGCCACATCTGTCAGATATACTGTGCGTTCCTTATTGCCTTTACCGATAACGACGCATTCGCCAGTATTTGTATCAATGTCCATGATGTCTAATCCAGACACCTCAGATACACGGCACCCAGTAGAATACAAAAATTCTACTAATGCAATATCACGCTTGTCAGTGCATGATTTCCTGATTAACTCCATCTCTACCGCTGAATACGGTTTTTTTATCTGCTTTCGGCTTTTAATCTGACTTAGTGCAGTACATGGATTCCTGTTAATCAATCCCTCTGCCGTGAGCCAAGAAAAGAAAATCTTATAGCACCGTCTCATACCGTCAAGTGTGCGGTTGCTGATACTGCCTTGCTGTCTGCGATAAGCCATGTAAAACCTGATATCATCTATCATGATTTCATGAAGTGGCTTTTGGATAAATTGAATCAGTTTCAGATTCTGTTCCCAATATCTTTTTAGAGTTGATTCTGCTTTGCCTTCAATACGTTTTGTAGCAATGTAGCGTCTCAGCAATCCCTCTGAGCTGTTGTCAGAAACCGTCAGTTCCGTACTGCGTTCCTGAATCTCGTACTGATTAAGTTGAATCACAAGTACGTCCTGAACAGTATCAATAACTTCTGTATCGACTTTTCCGTGCAACATCTGTAATACCGATTGTATGATATTTCTTCTTATATCCATGTTAAACACCTCCTACCTCAATTATACGATAAGGGTGTGTTAAACACGAAGTTAACAAATAGCTCTTTTACTTACAGTGAGATGGGTGGCGATTATAACAACAAACTTAACAGCGCATATTGCATATACAATAATGATATAGTATTTGCTCATTTAACTTTAGAAATCCCTGATGGCCTTGCTAATGGTACTCTACTAGCTACATTTCCAGATGGGGTAAATTTAAAGACTTCGTTAGGAATAGGCGTAAATAGTGTTGTAGGCAAAGTTAGTACCATCAACGCTATTAATAACTGTATATATTCAGCAGGAAATATGCATGCAGGAAGTTACATTCTTGATATGCTATTCAAACGTGCTTAAAAAGCGTTATACTCGTTTCAATACAAGATCAATAAAGTAATTTCCTTGTGGAAATGTCGGATTCGCATACACAATATTGTTTTCTATTGCTATTGAAGCTATATTACCTGTGGTACTGACAACTCCAATATTAGGTACTGCTTGTACTTTTATATCGGATGGTAATATTGCAAGCGTATCCTTTGCAGCTAATGTAACTGTCGAGACACCAATATGTATATACACAAACTGTGAATTATAGACACAAAAAGATGTACCGAGTGCATTCGCAACAGAAATATTAGTTGTCAAATTCGTGTTTAACGTATTTATCCCGAGTTTGTCTTTTAGGTATGTAAGCAACTGAGAAAACGATATTTTCTTTAATACGTTCCCCTCGCCAACTATCAATGTGTCGCTTTCTGCCGGTGTTGCTTTTGAAGTCAGCGCCGACATTAATACTGTTTTTAATGATTCTGCCATAATATTTTACCTCTCTTTATTCTTTTACTCTCAGCATTGAGCCATCTGAGGTCGCAAGTGCTGAGCCATTGCCTGAATCCAATACATACTGGACATTCCGAACATCAACAACAATTAAAATTCTTGCTCCTGTCTGCACTATACTAGGGCTTATGCTTACACCAGCAATATAGATATTTGCATCTGCCATACATATCACCCTTTCACTTTGATTTTGTAATTATCCACCCACGTTTCGTCCGCAATTTTATAAATGAATCTCAGACAATAGATTCCTGTTTTTTGTGGCTCAATTAACGCATCTAGTGTATGCTCGTTGATATTGCAGTTTCCAGAATCTTCAACAGTCTCTGTATCAGCATCTGTATCAACGAAAATCAATTCGTAGTTCGCTGAAAATATGGAGAAAGGAATATCTACACCGCATACTGGTTCTACTTTGCTTTTGAATCGGATTTTTTCTCCTAAATCCATTATTGTATTGCTATCTACGTATCTAATTGCCATGTTCTCTCTCCTTTCAGCATATTTTATGTCCACTGAAACATTGCTTTACAAGCTCTGCCGTCAGCTGACTCAGATTCAGCAATGAGCTGTATTCTAAATTATCCGATTTTGCTGTATAGCCTTTCGGAACAAGTTTCCCGCAAATTTCATGTCCAGATATCAAAAATAACACTGTAGCAGCGTAAGCTGTAAGACCGCCACTGCTTTCAGCATAAACATCTATGACATACTGTCCGTCTTTATCAAAAGGGACTATTGCGTCCCAGATTTCGAGATCCGATCCCCCTCGTCTCTGGAACACAATAGAAAACTCATTACATGAGCCATAAACTCTTGTAATCATTAGTCATCAGTAACTGTAACAGAAATCACAAATGTCTTACCTGCATCGACCGGATTAGGCGTAATACTTACAGCTGTGATTTTTGGTGGATTTGAATTATATTTTACAGTTCTGGTGATTGTCGTTGTCTTTCCAGCACTATCTTTTGCAATGACCGTAATTGTATTGTTTCCAGATGTTAATGTAACATCTGTGCTAAATGTGCCATTGCTACCAACAGTGACAGCTTTGCCATTAACTGTAACGGTTACAGGAGAAGATGTTGCATCGTTGGTTGTACCAGATACAGTGATTGTATTTTTATTTGTAACATATCCATCTGACGGAGAGCTGATGCTCAGAGTTGGTGGTACGGTATCAATCTTAAATGTTACGGATTTCTGTGAAGCTGCATTGCCATCATAATCAGATGCATCAAATCTAATGGTATGAGAATCGTCACTAAGTGCTGCTGATGGTGAGTAAGAACAATTATAGCCATTTGATGTAGCGGTTTTTGTGATACCATCAGTAATCTTACTACCGCCATCAATTGTGATGCCGATTGTGTCCGGATTAACGCCCGAATCATCATCTGTGACACTCCATGTAATTGTTGGCTTATTATTTGTCAGTGTAGCTGATGCCGTCGGATAGGAAACTGCAATTACTGGTGCGACTTTCTCTTTAACTGTAAGTCTTAATGAACCTCCTAATGTGGAATCTGTCGCATCTTTTGTGGTTACGTTTCCGGCATCATCAGTTGCTTTGATTGTCACTCCGTAAAAATGTCCTGACTGGCTGTAGCTGGACTTTGCTGGAGCTATAATAGTTGCTTCGTACTTTCCTGTGTTGCTGTTGAGAGTAAGATTGTAGCTCTGGCCATTAATAGTGGCCTGTACTGTTTTTACTGACATTGGTTTGTACCTTCCTTTCATATTTATATATTTAACTTTTTGCAAAGTTTATTAATAAGTTTCTCTTGTTGGTCAATTTTCTTTTTCTGTGCTTTTAGCATTGCAAACATTGCCGGTATCATGATACGTTCATTCCAGTCTTCAACAAGTCCATTGGCGTGTCTGGTGGCTTCTGGAAAATATTTTTCTACGTCTTCTGCAATGAACATTGGGATATATCTTCCTTCATTCTCATCCCATTCAACTAGATATCCCTCTTTATATTTCGCCCAAAGTGGTTCAATATTGTACCATTCTTCAATTTCTTGCTCCGAAATATCGCTTCCGATATCTTTATAGCGCTTTGAAGATGAAGATTTTAGCATCAGCTGTTTGTATCCTGTACGTCCATCCCAACAAACAGTATTTGATGATGTCGTATACTCCATGTCTTCTATCTTTGGCGATTTTGCGAAAGATGCAGGATTAGTAACAGTTAAATTTTCAAATGTACCAGTGTCAGCCGATACCTCTGTGGCATATATGTTTAGACTGTTATCATCCCAACTGATTCTCCAATTTTCGCTATTTTCAATTTCAATATCTGCTTCATCGCCAAAGAACTTCTCGATATCAACAGGGAATATTCCATCGCTTGAAAACTGCACACCTGTATATTTCATGTACTCTGAATTTTCTTCGTAGTTTGTGAGTACGGTATATCCAGAGCGATCAATTAATCCTTTAGCAGCATTATTGGCATCTTTAATTTTCAGATAACCGTTTCCATTCTTTTCGCCGCCCAACGTCAATTCACCGCCAAGTGCCGCACTGAAGCTGATATACAGTTGGCCATTCTTGTAGTACAGGCCTTTCCATGCACCATCATTTGATAGTATTTCTACGATTTGCGATTGCGTAAGACTTTCAACATCGATCACAACCGATACACTCTGCATATCCATCAATGTTGTAGTTCCACCGGACGCATATAATTTACATCTAACATTTGTTACATCTCTCGGAATACCGACAGTTGAACCATTAGAACTTGCTACTGTCTGACCAGATCCATTTGTCAAGATAGAATACAAATAGTGTGTCACGGTATCCTCATCGATTGAACTAGTATAAATGGTATTCCAAGTGTTTCCGTCAGCAGTCTCTTCAACAACGAATCTGCCTTTATAAGGCACTCTAGTAGCTGACTTTCCGTCACGATAATACGCTTTAAATGTTATAAAGTTTGGACTAATTGTCTTGTCAGAGCCACGTTTCAAGACGTTACATGATGGCTCAACCATGTATGTTCTACCAGGTTCACCATCTTTTCCATCTTTGCCCTTTTTCTGCTTGGAAATCGTAAATCTCTTCGTTATAGAAAGATTAATCAGGTACGTTGCCTTAATATCCACCCATCCATTGTCTGCACTCAAGCCTGTGACAGTGTAAGTATGCGTATCTACATCCCAAGATCCAGTTACACTGTCTGATTTTGTAATGGTATAGCTACAATCATTTGTGATATCTGACGAGCCGTACATAACTTTCGCTGTAGTTGTCACTGTTGGAAATACCGGAATGTTTCCGTCTGCGTCAGATGTGATCGTCTGCATATCGTTTGACAGCTGGAATGTCATATTCTTGGCAGATGCAATATTGTTGTCCATTTTTGTCAGTTTATCCGGCAAAGAACTACCACCAATTACAACATTATCACCACTGATGATTACTTTTTTGGTGTCCATATCAACCTGGAAGATGATATTTCCACTCTCATCCCTTACAGTAATCGCACCTGTGTTAATCCAGTCAGCATTTAATCCTACGGCTGTGAGGATTCTTACAATCGTATCACCATCTACTGTCATACCACCATTCCAAGTCTGCCCACCATCTGTAGACACTCCCCACGCTTCGGAGGTCATCTTCCAGATAGCTTTGGATTCTGCCAGAGTTGGTTTGTCGTGCAAGTAGAAAATGTCGCTACCATCTGCCTGTTTCTGGACTGTGGTATAAACTCCTGTTGCTGAATCAATTCTTTTTCCAAATTCTTCAAGAGCTTTTTCTCTCTCGGTTTTTTCCTGCTTAACCATATTTCTTGCAGCAACAAATGCCTGCGTTGCCTGGGAATATCGAGTGCTGCTATTTTTAGCAGCGCTTTTAGCATTGCAAGCAATATTCTGTCCAGCTCCCGGCTGCAAGGTTGTAGTCGTAAGATAAGTACTGTACAAATTTCCATTGCGGTCTTCAATCGTAATTGCATCACCGGCTTCCAACGCAACATCTGTTGGACATTCCGATTCAAACGGACGGAATACCATTCCAACGCATTTTTCGGCAATCATTGAAGCAACTGTTTGGCCATCGCCTTTACGAATCAATTTATTGTCAGAAATAGCCAGTACATATCCCTGTGTACCGGCCATATAACTTTCTGGTTCTTCATCGGAAGAATCGCTATATTCAGTTACTTGAATACCTGTAATTACAACATCTGTGTGTTGTGGCGTAAAACTATAAGTCGTATCAATTTCCTGTGCATCTGTTTTTTCTGTATCGTACCACTTTACGCAAAGTCTGCCATATTCATCGCATCTCATCCACTGACAGCCAATCTGCGCAGCCCACTGTAGAACCTGACGAAATGTTAAAGCTTCGTCATTTGGACGATTCTGCACAATGTAATCATCTCTATAGAAGTTTAAAGTTTGCAGAGTAACCCCACATACCTCGCAGGCATCTCGTACAATCTGCCCTCTTGTTGCCGGATATTTCAATTTGCTGTCGGAATAATTGCAGTCAAACTTTCGCATATTATCTTCGCACGTAAGGTCTATGGTCACCGTTTCGTCTTCCGGCTGTTCTACAACTGTTGCTGTACAAATGCGTATTTTTTCTGTTGTTCCATCATCGAATGAAAGACCGATATAACACACGACTGTTGCTCCATCGAAATCATAATCAGAATATTGACCGTCAAAGTTATTGATAGTCAAATTAAGCACATTGACGATCGCGGAACCGATGTCAAAGCTGCTATCATTAGATACGGAATCTTCAAAGCTTAATCCGTTTTGCCACAGATCGACACTGGTCAGATTGAGTACAGTTCCGTCTGTAAGTGTGATATCTGCATACTTGAGGTACTGCACGTCCATTCCGCTCTTAACTTTTTCTTTCCATCTGTTAGATAATTTTCTCATGTATTACCTCTCAGTCACATCAAAACTGATAGATTCTGTTCTCTGGTTTCCAATCCACCACCATTTAACAGGCGCGCTCCTGTCACCGACATAAAACGTTCTGGTTTCGTATTTTCCAGACATCATATCTGGATATGTAATTTGGATGTACTCGGGATTGAACGCTTGGAGAATCTTAGCTGTAGTAGCCCAATCTTTACCGTTCCACTGCAAAGCTAATTTTCTTTTTTGTGCTACCCTGTTTTTATGCATGACAGAGTCATCAGATCTTCCTGATTTTGCCGCTGATACGTCCTGTAATCCCCATGTGTAGGAAGACGGGCAAGGCATCGAGACACCGTTTACTTTTAAAAATATTTCTGCCATATAACACCTCATAAAAGAAAAAAGCACCTTCCCGAAAGAAGATGCTTAATTACACGAAAATAGCGCCTATCGCTCTGATAGACGCTTTATGATTCTTTATTCTACCACATATATAAGGTGAGATTCAGTAAGAAAAAGTTATATTTTACTTTGCATTAAACGGATTTGTTCTTTGCAAAATGTCTCATAATCCGTATTTCCCATAAGAAGTGCCCGATTCTTTAATTCTTTCAGCGCCTGCAAAAACATAGGTACATCTTTTTCCTTTACTTTGAAGATTACGACAACATAATTTTTTTCTTTGTGTTTGTAGTCCCCGCAGAATTTTACTCGGACTTTATTCTCTATAAAAATCCGATCAGCAAGAAATCCCATTGTGTCTATGTAGGCAAATTGTTTGTTCCTGAAAAAACGGCTTCTTCCAAGTTCAATATAATTAGTCTGCATTTCTATATACCTCTTATTAATTCAATAACGCAGTGTCAATGATCTGGAAGTTTGCCCTGTGAATATAAAGGGCTTTCCCGTCGATCATAAGTTTTGTCATTTTAGGTAATTTCTTCGGAATCTTCCAATACACCTCGTCACCAGAATATGCTGTGATAGGTTGTCCGAGTTGTGATTTAATAACTACCACTCGGGATTTTCCAAAATAATTTTTATATTGGTTTACGATTCCGGCAATATATGTATTTTCATCAATCTTTCCGGTGGATTGACTGTAAATATCTGTCTGTTCAAAATCTACATCCGGTTCCAATCCGTCTTGCTCGAATATACAGGTATCTCCGCAGCTCTGAATTTCTTTTCCGTCAATGTTGATGGTAATTACAGACGCCATTTCATATCCAGTAATCACAGAACCGTCACTGTCGTATGATGTGGTTTTGACCGGATTTCCTTTTACGTTGATTTTGTCCCCGACTGTAGTCATAACCTTTTCGCCATAGTTGTCGTATGTACGGATGGTATATCCATTTCCAGCAAGATCGCCTTTGATATCATTGAGCGTATCGTCCAACAAGGCGCATCCTGTAGCCCCCGTAACGAGGAACAAACACAAAATTGTAAGTAGCACATTTTTGATTTTTTTCATTTTACCACTTCTCCTTTAACTGATTAATTGGTGTTCCAGCTACTCCGGCACTTTCTCCGCTGTCAGTAGCTTTGAAATAAGCGCCTTCGATTGATGGATACATGAATTCAAACATCAAATAATTCGCAGCATCGCAAAGATACTCCGTGTTGCCGGTTTTAAGATATTTTTTGACGCACATATCATGAGATTCTATGGCGTTTACCAATTTCTCACCGAAATTATCTTTTGCCGTGCCATATTTGTAAAAACTGACTTCTACTCGATTTTGTCTCAGTTCGTCAAATCTGTCTGAATACTCTTCCGGCATTTCTTTTCCAAGTCTGCTCATTTCTTTCTCGCTTTCTAATTAATTACTGTATTATTTTAAGCCAGAATCAATCCCAGCATATTATCTGCGGAAATTATCGTCAAATGATTTTGAAATGTTTTCCACTTCATTTATCACAGCAAGAATAAGTTTTTCAACAAACTGTTCTTCTGGCGATCCTGTATACTTTTCTCTGAGTCTATCGGCTTCGGAGATAAACTCTTTCCATGAATTTGTATCGTCAGCCGAAATTGACCAGTATTTCTTGTGAAGTCCCCACACTTCCTGCCATATGGCAAAGTATTTTTGTTTGAAATCCATTATTCCTCCCATATGTTTGTTTATTTATCATTCATTAACTCAATTTGCTCCGAAAGTTTCATTGCGATATTTTTTCGAATATCACCTTTTATGAAATGAAAAATACGATAATTGGTATCTTCTCTGAACTTTGTATCAAAATACATGTCAATGCATGATTTATAAATATACTCAAAGCCATAAGCATCTATCAACTCAATCATCTCGTCTGGTACTGTAACAATTCCCTCTACTACGGTTTTTATATATTCTTCTTTCAAATGAACATGGCTTCTGCCTAGTTTAATTTTGTATTTTTCCAAAAAATATAATATGACATTAGTGACATTTGTTTTCAATTCTTCATACTCTTCGCATCCTACATCATTCCAATATTGGTTTATTCCTTTCCGCAAAAGAATTTCACTTATTCCCATTCCGAGTGGAGACTGGATGCTCCTTGTTTCCGGTTTACCCGGACATGAAGAATCTACTGGTACTACTTTAGTAGTATCAGAATCTTTAACTCTCTTTTTATAAACCTCATCTAAATCTTTATTATAGTTCTTATTAATTAAAGAGTTTCCATTTTGGGGAAGTTCCATTTTCCCATTTTGGGAAAATCCATGGTTTTCCTTATTTTGGTAATTTGGAAATTCCTCTTTTGGGGAAAACCAGTGTTTATCATCATTTGACACTACTTTTTCGTGATTTTCCTCTTCTGGTAAATTCTGATTGGAGGAATTCATGTTACTTTGTTCCATTTCGTTGTCTTTGATAATTTCAAGAGCAATTTGTTCTTTCCATTCTTTAATAGCAACATTTATTACTTCATCATTAGGTCTGATATGTGTTGTTGGAGCACCGTTAATTTTGAACTTTTCAACAATCACTAATTTTTTTGCTTTTAATTTTTTCATCGCAGAATCATATTGTTTAGGCGCAACTCTTATTTCGTTTGCCCATTCATCTCTACGTCTAGCAATCCAAAAATGACCATTCTTTTTTATTTTTGTTCTAATGCACTCATTTTTTGAATCTTTATCAAACCAATACATGATTTGAGATAACAAAACACCTGCCGTCAAATCACCTGCAATATCAATGTAAGCATGTAAAGTATGGTTAAATCTATGTGAAAATATATAATCTACTTTTCTTTCTAATTCGTTTTGGGATAATCCTTTGATGTGCTCATCCATATGAATAACCTCCGTATTGGTTTAATGTGGCTTGCCATGAATAGCCAGAATCCGTAATTTATAAAAACAACAGGCAGGCGCATTACGGTTTACGCTTTTCGATGATCGGTCTAGCCTGTTGGTTTTACCAAACAAAAAAAGAGCACACCAAAGAATCGTGAGGTTTTTCCCTCGTTTCATCTTTAGTGTGCTCTCTTCAACAAATGTAATAACTATTTCTCGTTTAGTATATCAAATTCTACCGCAAAAATCAATATGCCGGGGACGGATTCATGCGGTAATCTGTGTTGTTCTGAGCCTTTGTGACAATTCGCGCCAGTTCACGCTCATTTACTTTGATGCTGTTCATAATGTACTCCGGTGAAGAACCACCAAAGCCACCATTGTTCATCAAAGCGGTAACTACGCCACGCTCGACAGCTTCCATGATCTCATCTTTCGTAAGCCCCATGTTGCCGTCATAGCCGGACATGATGCTGTCGGCTATATTCTTCATAGCCTTTTGGTTTTCAAGCGGTAATACAGCTTCTTTTCCAGCTTCACCTACACCAATGACAGATGCGTTACTGAACAAACCACCTTTTGCATACCAATTAACACCAGAGTCCCATCTGTAGGAAGCATTGTTTCCTGTGATAGATGCACTAGAGTTCATGTACATGTGTGGAGTTGAAATATGAACAGATCTCATTCCGTTAGCCAGATTCTGCATTGCATTCTGGCCAATGCTGTACATATCACTGAAAGCATCACGAATAGTTCCCATGAAACTGTTTAAAGAGCTATCCATACTCTTTGACATACTTCCAGAAACATAAGAAGAAATATTTCTTCCGATATTCTCCCATTTTTTATAAGCAATGTTGTACTGACTTTGGAAATGGCTTGTTACAGATTTGTCCATATTTCCAAGTTCTGTACTTACGGCATTTTTCATCTCCCTTGCCTTTAATGTCGCTTCTCTGGAAGAATTTCCCCATGAGCTAGTAGTTGTAGTTTCCATGCCTTTCATGTAAGTATCAGCCTGTTTCTGGATTTCCGAGAAATCATCTGTGGCACTCTTGGCCATTGTGTTTGTAGCTGACTGAGTATCTTTTGATGCCTTACCAACAGAAGAGGAAATTGTCTGCTGTGCACCAACGATATTTTTGTCCGCTGCTGATTTTGTAGCTATTGTTGCATTCGGGAAATCTTTCGATAATTTACTGTTCAATTCATCGAGCGGAACACCCGCGTTTTTCAATGAAGTATAAACTGCATTTAGTGCATCAGTTGTATTGCTGTATGGGACTTCACTAATCATATTCCATGCAGTCGTATAATTCCCCCCAAATTCAGCGGAAGAAAGGCTCAATGCGTACAGAGTATCTTTCAAATTATCAACGCTGATCTTTGACGTATCAAATTTGCTTGCAGCTTCAGACACACCTTCTCCAAGAGCAGAGATTTGATTAGTCATGCCCTCAACAAATTCAGCCGATACGCCAGCCTGTGCGCCATACTGCTCAAGAGCGGTTTTTGCCTGATCTGTGGACACTCCGTATTCTTTAAGCTTTTCAACCATATCAGCGTACATTTCATCGTGAGTTTTTCCAAGTTCTTCGTCCTTTTCAATCAACTGCCACAACGCTTCCGATTGATCGTTTGTAAGATTCGCTACATCAGTCAGCTGTGTTGCGTAATCATGGAGATAACCACCATACTGTGTAGTCATTCCATTACCACCTTGCATGGTCTCAAAAAGTCCTGCTAATTTCTTGGTAAGTAATACTGCACCACCTACTGCAAGAGCAATTCCACCACCAGTTGCCACAAGCGCACCCAAGGAAGTACCAAGAGCTGGAATAGTTGTCGCTACAGCTTCTGTGATTGCGGGACTCAGCATACCTTGTACAGCTTTAGAAAGATTTCCAAAAACAGTATCGCCTGTAAAGAATTTGGTAATGGTGTCAACGAGTGGCATTAATTTGTCACCAATAGCAAAAACAGCCATTGCCTGAACAAATGTGCCAGCAGATGTTGTTCCAAGTCCTTCCCAGATTCCACCAAGAACGTCTCCGATAACCGTAAGTAACTGTGCAAGATGTTTTCCCCAGTCAATTTCACTGAGGAACACGCCTACATTGTGTCCAAACGCTTCCCAATCGACACCTTCTGCGATGTCAATTAATGATGTTAAAAGATGATTGATAAAATTTTCAAGTTTCTGTCCATTCTCTTTCCAGTCAAATTCCTGCATGAATGTTGTAATTCCGTTGGTAATATTATTAACCAGGTCATTCCATTCAAAGTCTTTGGTAAATGAAGCCAGTGTATCGAAAGCACCATTCAAGCCAGTTGCGAGCGTATGAGCGATTTCGCCAAAGCTAATCTTTTCAAAGATTCCGTTCAATCCTTCTGCAACAGCTGTTCCGATTTCTCCGTATGGAAGATTCTCCACGAATCCAGAAAAAATATCCCAACCGCGCATAAAGGAATTTCCGAGCAGATTACCGAAATTACCCCAGTCCACTTCACGGACAAGGCCAGTGATACCATTGGCAAATTTAGCACCAAGGTTTTTCCAGTCGATTCCTTCCAGAAGTTGGTTTGCAGTATTTACAATGGTATTAATACCAGCTCCAACGGTACGCCCCATCAAATCCCAGTTGATATTATCAACAAGGCTGTTGAAAGTCTGGGTGAACGCACTGGTGAATTTAGTGATGTAAGGGCCTACGTTATTCCAGTTAATAGCATCATAGAGTTTTTGCATACCCCAGTTGATGCCATCAGCCATGATTTTTCCAAGACCTTTCCAGTCTTTTCTCTTAAAGGCATTTACAATGGCATCTGCCATTTCATTTGCCCTGTTGGACATTTTCTTGAATGCTTCGTCCCATGCTTTTTGATATGCAGACAAAGCATCGTCCAAAGCTGCATCAAGCGCTCCGATATGCCCCAAACCGCCTTTTCCAGAGCCAGAAGATGGATTGCTTGTACTACCAGAATCAGAATTGTCATTAAGCTGATTCAGTTCATCAAATGAAAGAACTGACAATGTTTTTTTGAGTTTTTTGGCATTCTTATTTGCAGTATCAATAGAATCACTGGCATTATCCATATTATCTGCAATATCTCCGGTATCTACAGAGATTCCACCCGTAGATGATACAAAGTTTGACAGTTTAATCCCAAGAAGTTTTGCAATATAAGCGAACATTCTTTGTATTGCGATTACTATTGCATTGATATATGGAAGAACTGTTTGCAGTATAGGAATGAACAAAGAACCTATTGTTCTTCCAAGGGATGCGAAGTTAGATTGAAGCATACGAATTTGATTTGCCGGTTGATTGATCGTGTTTGATAAATCAGCCCATGCATACTTAGAGTTGTTCAGCAAGATAATCGTTCTCAGAATCGTTTTATCTGCCTGAGACAAATTCGATATGCTGGTATTAATTCCAAGATTATACAGTTCCTGTTGCATGTTGGCATTACGGATATTAATGCCGTACTTATCCATAGCGCGGCTCATACCAGTCAAGCCAGATGCCATATCCTGCCATACATCCTCAAAGTCCATGTTTCGTACAGAAGCAAGGTCAGCACCAATCATAGTGAGTGCATTAGACAATTTTAATGCAGTCTCTGATGTATCGCCCATAGATGATGCCATTTGCGCAAATGTTGCCTGATACTGCATTGTTTTTTCTGGGTCAAGTCCAAGACTGGCGGTATTGGTTCTAGCCAGTTCGCCAGTATCTGAAATTTCGAATCCTGTCAGTTTCTGTGAAAGCTGTTTTGCCCTTTCCTGGAATGAATTTGCATACGCTTCAGCGGATTTTATGCCACTTTTTTTCCATTCGTCAGTGTTGATTCCTTCTGCCACCTGATTGAACGCAGAGTTGAAATAGTTCAGGGTCTCTACATAGTTCATTGCGGATTCTACTGGCGATGTCAGAACATCTAATGCTCTTTTTACGAGGAAACCTTTGGCGTAAAGAACACTCAACTTATCAGTTACTGAACTCATAGGATTTGACAATCTTCTTATTTTTTCACCAGCTTCAGAAGATGCATTTCCAATACCTGCGATTGCAGATACAGCTTTTCCGCCTAAAGAAATAGCTTTTGAAGCAAATTTTTGAAAAGCATTTGTCAGCCCATTGATTACAGTACTTGCTTTTGAACCTAACGAAGAAATCGTGTTAAATGAATTCGAAACGCTATTCGTGGCACGCCCTACTTTGCTTCCGGACGATGCTAATACTGCAAGAGCTTCTGTCATTCTTATTGTGCTCGAACTGATATCTGGTGCACTTTTCATTACGTCAAAAAACTTCAAAACCTCTTGTGCGAGAGTTGATAATTGACTTGCAGTCTTTCCAGTTTTATCTCCTGCACTAGCTAATTTTCCAAGAGAAGTAATAAAAGCATTGGTGGATGCTGATACTTCGCTCATAGAGCCTAATTTAGTAGCCGCATTATTTAAACCTGTCGCAAGATTCGGAAGTTCCTTTGATACATTGCCGATATACTGTCCTGTACCGGCAAGTTTAGCTATAGCGGTTGTGAACCGGCTAACGCTCGGAGAAACATCTGGAATAGCATCAAGTTTCTGCATCTCGGTAAGAATTTTACCTAATTTTCCTGTATCAAACTGACTGAAATCGGATTTTCCAAGACGATTGATAGCGTTTATAGCCGCATTCAATCCATTTGCTTTAAAATTCACGCTACCTAAACTTTTTAAAGAATTGGAAAAATTATTTAACCGGCTTATGTCAAGATTTCCAAGGGCAGTGTTTAATGTATCTAATTTTTTTACAAGGTTATTAATAGACCGTACCGCCTGAGTTGTGCTACTGTATATTTGTACATTGAGGGTATCTATGGTATTATCGGCCATTAAAGCACCTCCTTTTAATCAAAAAAATAAAGGGCAGACAAGACTTTTAATCCTGCCTGCCCTCGTCATTATTACCATGATTCAGCTCAAAATTTGCTTGCATGAGTTGCAATGTCATGAGCAACCTGTCACGTTGCCGTTTCTTTTCTGTTTCAGAAAGATTCTCTTCATCCTCTTGCTTTTGCTTTTCGGCTGTTTGTGAAAATGGTTCTTTAAGGTATTCAGCCTTTGACTTTTTACCAATAAGCACATTTGCAACCGCAGTCTGAACTGCACACATCGTGTACATGTTGAACTGCCATGCTTGCGAATCTGCCATTTTTTGTTTTAATTTGTAGGCTTCCATGTATGGTTCTAAATCATACGGTGTGGAATCCCAAAACTTTTCCTCAGAAACGCCAATAGACAAATAAAGTGGAAGTAGTTTTTTATGAACTACCTCAGGAAAGCTCAGCTCTTCTTCTTGTGATCCTGCGGAATTTTCGGAAGCTTCTGTTCCTTTTCCGCTTTCTCCATTGCTTTTACCATTCCGGATAAAAAACCGTTCTTTTCAAGCTCCTGACTTGCTTTTTCGAATAAAATAAATCCATTCTGAGGATTTTCCTCTGTGGATTCATCTTCGAAATCGTCCAGAAGATCACATACTTTTTCGTATGCTACTTTCTTTTCTTCTTCGGTTTCATATCCGAATTCATCTTTGTGTTTTCTTTGAAGTCCCGCCAGAATCAATTCTGGAAGCATTTTAATCATATCTTTCGGGTTGGTGATTGCCCCCATGGAAGACACCTGTGTAAGAATGTCTGACTGAGTAAGTACGCCATATCCGAATTTTACTTTGTATGTTTTGCCATTTGCTGAGAAACTAAACATAAATTATCCTCCCTGTTTTATATCTTATTCAGCAGCCGCTGTCGGCTCAATTTTGGTATCCAGTCCCTTATATGTATTGATGATAAGGGAAATAGACATAGTTGCTGCTTCGTTCTGCGCAATTTCCGGCATTGGAATTTCGCGACCGCATTCTGCAATAACAAAGAATGAGTCGGACATATCCGGGAACGACACCTGAAACCAGGTTGCCAATCCTGTAGTTTTTGCAGCCTTAGAATCTTCGTACAGTTTTTTAATCTGTTTAACAGATTTGTCTGGATCCATGATAAATTCAATCTCCCAAGTACCACCTGTATCCTGTCTACCAGCTGCATACTGAGTTAGATAATCTTCCAGCGCAGAAACGTCTATCTGTTCTGTGTCAAGAGAAATACCGCCGATGGAAGAGGCTTCTTCCAGCTGTGTAAATTTGGTAGGTTTTGTGCCTTTCACGGTTTCAACGGCATATGAAAATTTCACACCAAGTGTAGTTAATCGTGCCATTTTGGCTCCTTTCTGCCTTTCGGCTATAATTTGTTGCAATAAAAAAGAGCCTTAACGGCTCTGGTTCTAGTACGTAACCCTGTACCGGGAGATAAAAGGATCACCTCCTTCTAGTCTTCTTTGCTTGCCTGCTTTACAATCTGATTTACATAATTACTAAGTCCTGCAACGAGGATTCCCTGTGTGATTGCGGTAAAAATTGCCATTGCGATTTCTTGCGCGCCAGACATAGCGCATGTAGCAATAACATAAATTCCACAAATCAGAATGCCTAAAGCACCAAGGATTGCCGGGATATATTTGTCCGGTATGACTTCGGATTTTTTGATTCCCATTCCGATAAAGTACAGTACTACGGCTACAATTAGAAGTTCCGGCTTTACATAGTTCATAATCTGTTCCATGTTTTCTCACTCCTTTCCTAGAGTAATGTGCCAGTATATATCCGGCTATATCTGCTAACAACACGTTTTATGCTGTTATCAGCATTATTTTGTCTTACGGGCCCGTATATCCTACGAAAACCCATGCCAACCATAGCCTTGTGACTAGCATCGTCAATTTCATATGCTTTTGAAGAAGCTTTTGAACCAGCCGCATAGGATTCTGATTGGAAAGATGGCGTTGTCGCGCACTCATCCCCCTCAAGATTGCCACGTGATGTTGGATTTCCAAGCAAGAACAAACGTGCGTAAACCCTTTTGTTTGAAGCTACCGTCTGACTTTCATCATTAGAAACGTTTCCTTTTCCTACAACGGGTTCAATAGTTGTTCTCCATCGTTCAAATACATCTGAAACTGGATTTTTTACTACATCTGGCATCTCTGTCACCACCTTATTTTGAGCATAGAAAAAGCACCCACCGTTCCGGTAGATGCTTTTATATCTTACAGTATACATAAAACAGACGTTATATTCAGTAAGAAAAGGTGTTATGTTTTTATGCAGAAAACACTTCTTTTGCGATTCTACGGATATTCTGCATAATTTCTACGCTCGCTTTGTAAACGGGCATTGTAGCCTCCGTACCGTAAGAACGTACCCATTCGCCAGAATCTGCCACATATACCCACGATTCGTTTTTTCCTTTTCCCTGTCCGTAGGAACCAATGGTATATCCGAATTCTTCTCCTTTTGGATGGGGACTTGTTCCTGCCGGAGTGTTGTAATGGATACCCGCACCGAATTCTATGAATAAAAGTCCAGAGCCCTCACACACAAGAGTTGCCTGTGCGTAATTTCCAAACCTGTTGATTTTGATGTAGGTATTGTGGTTCCTGTCAGAATCTCCTTGTGCCAACACAATATTTTCGTCTATGACAGGAATTCCCAATTCGCAAAGCCTTTTAAGAAATACTTCATTTTTATCGCGAAGACTGTTTTGATATGCTTTCAATTCTTTGATTGCGTTTCCAATAGATTTTTGGCTCAGATTGCATTTGATTACTCGTCCGTTCATTCTTCTGCACCTATCTTTTTAATTCCATATCTAGCCAGATTTCCTCTTTGCGTATCAAGGATTTTCTTCAAACGGTAATCTGGCGGTGTTGTAGGAATACCATCTTCCAGAATCAGATTTCCCAGTGTGTCAACCTGTGGCACGGTATCAATCCAAAATACATCTCCTTCTTGCGGATGAAAAGAACGGTTAAAGGAAGTAATGTATCTGTCGTAATCTGGCACGATTCCTGCCGATATTTCCTCTGGTGTTCCTGCGGTAGATGATACAGAAAACTTAAAGCTTTGCGGTTGACTGTATGTCGGTACGGTATCTATTCCCTCAAGTGTTTCGGTTACTCTTGACCAGTACACGGTCTGTTTCTGTCTTTTTAATCCTCTCATAATACTTTCTCCAATGCAAAAAGGGGGAATATTTCTGCTCTCCCATAAATGGTTGATTGTTTATTTTATTTCAGTTTCGTTCTACACTTCTTCAGATTTATCCATCTCAGAATCTACATTGTTCAAGATTGCGAACACATCTGTCCTCCGACTTCAATCTTTACTCTCATGTCTTTTCTCCTGTTCTTAATCAATATAAGCCCTCTTTAGTTAATTAGTAATGTAACATACTTCATTACTTTAATACAAATCATCGATCAACAACGCATTTGTGCAAACAAAATGTACTCCATTTTTTGCAAACTCTTTTGCTACAGATTTTTCATCTGTTGTACCAACGCCTACTTGGATATTGTTTGACAACGCTTTAGAAACGCCATTTGAAGTAAGTTTCTCAACTGTAGAACCTATATAAACAGCATTACTATTTGTTTTAAGATTGATTGCTATATTTATTGCATCCTCATCTATATCCCTATCTACATTTACAAAAAAATTAGTAAAATCACATAGACTGTGTATATATGTTAAAAACGAATGCTCAAAAGAATTCCATACAACCTTATCAAGCATTCCCAATTTACTTGCCACATTATACGCGCCTTTTATCCAACTATTGTCGTAGCCTGTTTTTAATTCGATAATAGGCTGTACCGATTTTACCTTACAGAAATACAAGAAATCTTCAAGTGTGCATATTTCCGTTCCTTTATATTTCACATCTTTCCAAATTCCAAAATCATATTGTTTAACATCGTTATAAGTAATAGTAGAAATATTAACAGTTTCTGGCAACATGTTTCCATTTTTGTCCCTAGCAGTTCTATTAATATTAATATCATGAGATAAAACTGGTATTCTATCAGATGTATAAACAACATCAGTCTCAATACACCTACAGCCATTTTTATATGCCAATTCAAAAGCTGGCATTGTATTTTCTGGAGCAATACTTGAATATCCTCGATGAGCCATTATAACAGTATAATCATTAAAATTATTTACCGGTTTTTTACCAATTAATTCATCTATAAGATGTCTATTGCCTTCTATGCCACTATATGATGCAACATATTTTTCTGTAATTAATTCTATATCATTTTCTTTATATTCCTCCATAGTATCTTTCAATAATAGTCTATACTTAGTGCCTTTGCTTACTGATACTTCATAGTTCCACCCACTATCATATAAAAAATTACCATTTTCATCATAAGAATGATATGCTAAAACAAATCTATCTTCCAACGACCTAAAAGTGGTATCATAATATGCACAAGAAATATCTTTGCTTCTAAATCTTGATGCAGATGTTGAAACTGGAATACCGTTTGATAAAGTTCCATATACAAATTTCATGTAATTCTTTAATATATCATTTCTGTAAGTTAAATTTATCAATTCCCATTCATATGTTATTGCGCTTAAATATTCGTGAACATCAGCAATTCCAGTTGTAATTCCTGTTTTTAAAATAGTCACCGAAAACTTTGTATTTGCCGTTATTACTTTTCTATTTTTTATAAACGAATCTTTTTTTATAAAACTACCATCGTTATCATACCAAGAAAAAGCAACTTGAAATCCATCTTTAATATATAATATTAAATTTGTATCATAGGAAATGGGATGTTTATTCGATACCTGATAAATATAATCACGTTCATATTCGCCAGTAGAACTTTTGATATTACCAACGTCAAATTCTCCTTTTAAAATACATGTACCATTCTCTAAGTTAACTAAATCTTCCTTTAGTGAATCAGTTTCTGTCTTTGCTTCTTTGAATTTGTCGCCTACGGCTTTGGAGTCGGCAAATGCTCCATATTTACTCAAAGTTTTATCTGAGATAGGCTTGTCTGCTAAGCCTGGATACCCAACTGGAATATCTCCGTTTTGAGTATGGATTTTTAAAATTGATTCTGCCATGAACTACCTCCTAAAAAAATAAGTACACCATCATCATTTACAGTTGGCAAAATAGGGTTTTCATTTATGCAATCATTTTTTCTACTCCAACAGGGGACACATAAGTAAATTGGTTTCCTAAAACATCTTTTGCAACGCCAATTACAAAGCATCCGTAATCGGCAAGCATATTACACACAAATTCCTCTGCATCCACCCAATACTGTTTCTTGACCATACGGTGAAGTTTTGGCAATAAACCATAACTGAACATCACACAATGCCCTAACTCATGGATAAACACACGGTTCAGAAGTTCCCCACGCAGATTATTTGCAATCGAAATTGTCATTGTTGAATAATCCGATACCGCAAGAGTTCTTTCGCCTGTGCGGTCAATTAACACGCTGTCGTGCGGAGATACGAACTGTACCCTCCATAGGTCTCCGTTCATATAGAATTGTCTTAGCATGGTTTATCACCATCCTTTTCATATTAAATCAAGTCCTTTGAATACTTCAAAAATCTTTGGAGATTGAATTGCAAACCAGTCAACAGTAGTTTCGTCATGCCCAAATTGTTCCATATGTTGCCAATTACACTGTAATCCGCTTTCAGACAAGAATGCATGAATGATTTCATGTCTCAATTGCTTTTTCTGCAAGAAATCAAAATCTCCAACATTATTCTGATTATCGGAACGTATGACTATTAGTTTGTTGGTGTTGTCTGTAAAACCATCGTAATTTTCATCTTTTAAATTTCTTGGTTCAATCGTATACTCTGTCCCAAGAATATTTATTTTACATTTTTCCATAATCAATCTCCATAATTAAAAAGTCCCTGTCACATTTCTGCAACAAGGACTAAATTTAATTCTTATTTGTTAATTCATCTGCTGTATCAGACGAGTTAAGTCGGTTTTCATCGACTGCCTAAGGGTCGCATCTGCATCAGACCACATCTCAGTAAGATTGCGGATAATGTCAGATGTGTACTCTTTCATGGAATCGTCCATTTTTCTCTTAGATTCTGTATCGTTGGAATCATGGTAATGTCTGCGGTTCTCGCTGTATCTGTCATAGCTTTCGCCATATCTGGACTGCTTATGGTTCATTCCATCCATCCTCATATCACTACGATCTGGATGATATCCCATGCGGTACATATTACGTTCGAAATCTGGATTGTTCAGATACTCTTCCATCCAGTCATTATCTTCCATGTACAGATACGGATTGTATCCCATACGGCTTCCTCTGCCTTTGGGTGCAAATCTGCCGTTTGCATAACGATATCTGTCATATCCCATGCGTCCAAGATACTTCTCTTCCTGCTCGCATTCGTCCATAGCTTCTACGATTCTGTAATCTTTATCTGCACAAATCGCACACTTTACAGCTTCCATGCAGTCTTTCAGATCGTCCCAGTCTTGAGCACTGAGATTGTCGAAGCCATGTGTTTTGGCTTTTTCCATAGCCCATTTTCCCATTTCCATTGCAACTTTATGCATTACAGTGCCCCCTTTCTAACAGCCTGTGTAACAGGTGTGTCTGTTGTTGGGGCTGTACCATTAATTGCAGTTAAATTATTACTCGGACTACAAGCCGGGTTTCCTAGCATCTTGAATACTCCACCAGTTGCACTTGTAGCTACTCTGGTTGCGTATTTTGTTCTAGTTCTTACGCCACAAGCTGTAACCTGTGCACAGCAACGATTCTCTAGCGGATACAAAGTTGTTCCTGTTCCTATCTGAATCATTACCGGGGCAGTAATCGTAGTGGCTTCTGGTATGCTTTGTGCGATAACAATGCAATACTTTTCTCCATTGGAATAACTGCCTGCCGGGAGTGTAACCACAAGATTCCCACCAGTGAACGATACAGACGTTGACAGAATCAGTTTCGAACAAAGCGAACATACATTCTTGCAACTCATTTTATTTACCTCCATTCTTTAAGTACTGCTCGATTTTGTTAATATCTTTTCCCCTAAAAGTTTCATATCCTCTATGATATCTTCCGTACATCTTTCCGTAATTTTCTCCTATAACATCGCACCACTCTTTTAGATTTTTTGTGATTCCAAAGAAAGTGAAATATATGCTGTTCCTTTTATTATTTGCTTGTTCTGCGTTAGTTGACCACCGGCAATTGTTTGGTTCGTAATTTCCATTTACATTGATACGGTCAATCGTTAAACTATCAGTGTAGCCATTCTTTATAGACCAATTGTAGAAATTATCAAAGCCATGTTCTCCTAGCCATTCAGGGCATATATTGATTCCACGACCACCGTAATCCTTGTACCTACGATCATTTAGGTTATAGCATCTGTTCTTCATGTTGTGATAAATATTGTATATCCTTGTGTGCGTCATTCCGTGAGTAGTTTCTCTTTCGGAAAGTATAGCTTTTTGTAAACAACCACATGACAATGAGCGTCCGCTTAATAGACTATCGGCATTTACTGCTTTAATTTTACCGCAATCGCATTTGCAAAGATACGATATCTTTCTATTTTTGTTTTCTGCTTTTTCTAAAACAGTCCATCTTCCGTATTTTTTTCCTATTAAATCCGACCTTGAGTTTGGACATGAACCACATGTGTTTATATAGTTCGCTTTCAAGTGACTTGCTGTTCTTAGGCAAGTATTCCCGCAATCGCATCGGCATAACCATAATGGAATTTTTCTCTTTCCGTCGGTAGAGCCTTCACGCTTAATTACATATAACTTACCAAACCTTTTCCCTGTTAAGTCTACATAAGCTTTTCTTCCACACTTTCCACAGCTACTATAATCATTACTTTTCAATGCACTTCTTGTCCTTGTCACATCGTTTCCACAATCGCAATGGCACTCCCATAAATAAGAGCCATTTGCCGATTTTTTACTCGATCTTCTAACGACCGTCAATTTGCCAAAGCTTTGTCCTGTCAAATCATTTATTTTTGTCATGCGCTGTCAATCTCCTTAATTAAGTTTAATTAAATTATAACATATGTTCTATTTGACTACAACAAAAAACTGTGTTAAACTTAATTAAATTCCAGAAAGGATGTGTGACATGTCAAAAAATGAACTAAAAAATAGAGTTCGATTTTCAACTACTCTTGAACTATGCACAAACAAAAAACTTAAAGATTTTTCTCAAAAAACAGAAATTCCAATCAGCAAAATCGTAAACAATGCAATCAATGAATACATCGAGAGAAAAGAAGTCCAAAATAAGAGGTGAGCCGCAACCCACCTCTTAGAATTTAGTCAACCTCTAAGGGTGAGTTACTTAGCAGCAACCGTTTCCATATCCGTTGCATCCTGCGTATGCATACGGAGCCGGTACCTGAAATGCAGGAATCGGGGATGGATTGATTGAATTGATTAATCGCTGCGTCTGTGCATTCATTTCAGTTACAATCAGCGCGGACTGGCGATCCTGAGATGCAGCACGCTTCAGATCAGAGTTCTCTGCCTGCAATGTTGCAATCTTATCATTCGTCAAGAAATCAAGGATTGCTCTTGTATTGCTGTTCTGATTGTCCAGAATATCTCTGGTATTGTTGTTCATTGTGTTCTGGAGAGCACAAGTGTTGGTTGCCAGGTTGTAGTTGATGCCCTGGATAGCTTCTCTTGTTTCGCAGCAGCAATTTGATAACTGAGACTGTAAAGCGTTGGTGTTCTGCATACCGGCTACGGTATCAGCGTTAATTGCCTGTTGAACACCATTGAAGCCCTGAAGCATTCCAACATTCACACCATTGAACCCACTCTGCATAGTATTGTTGAGAGCATATGTGCTGTCACAGATGCCCTGCTGAATACCTCTGATACCGTTCTGAATATCGTTAAGAGCAAAACTCTCATTGATATCTGCACGTGTGGCCCATCCTTGGAATCCAGCACCATTTGCACCATTACCACCGAAGCCACCGCCCCAGCCGCCGAAACCTCCCCATCCGAAGATTGCGAAGATCAGTACGAGCCAGATAAGTGAAAAACCATCACCGCCCCACATATCATTGGCACGGTTATTAGAGCCTGTAGCGGCGGCAATGTCGCTAAGACTGTAATTAGAACCATTCATCATGTTTTTAGTCTCCTTAAATTTTATTTACAATAGGAGACATCCGCGGCTGTCGTCCCAAATTGTAGCGATTTTTTAATCACCCAATTATGGGGAAATGTTATAATCCAAGGAATTTCTGGATAATTCCGTCTGGTGATAAGTGCTTTTCATTAAATACATTTTGCTGTATTTGATGTAACTGGTCTGTATCACCTTTTTTGTATAAATCCAACGCATTCTTCAATGTTGGATTATTTCCTGCAAATTTACTCATATCGTTCATCATGTTATCAACACTTCCGAACCTCTGAGAAATCATTTTTTCAAATTGCTTTTTCATCATGGCGTTTGGGTTGAAACTCATCTCTGTTTGCCTCCGTTCTGCTGTCTTGGGGAATCATTTGTAACCGATATTTGTGCCGGCAGCAAATCTTTTATTCCAGAAATCTCAGAGCAAACATCATTCCGAAGCTGATTAAACATAGACTCAATGTCAATCTGTTTCTCGTCCTGCTTCGGTTGCTGCTGTTCATCTGGATTTACGAGTCGGTAAACAAAAATCCTGCTTCTTCCATCGGATTGAAGCTGTTTTCTGTAAATTTCAGTTCCGTCTGTCTTTGGATAGTAAACAGGGTTGCCAGACATATCAACGTCCTTTGCTTTTACAGTATCAATCCCATCAACCATCTGCCCTTGAAGCATCGGCATTTGCTGCATTTGTTGTACAGGCTGCTGCATCTGCATTTGTCCATATGGCATTGCCTGTTGATAGTTATTCTGTAATTGTGCCAACCTGTCTTGATACGGCTGTATTTGTCCGTAAGGGTTGCTCATCATTGGCTGTTGCGGATAATACGGATAACCTGCCATAATCTGTTCCTCCTGTCCGGGATTCAAGAATCATATCCATATCATCTATAGAACGATGCTTTTCCCATATACCCTCGTAAGGGTTTCTTAATATAATCATTACGTTTTCTCCTATGATTATATTATATAGGAAGGAACACTGTATTTGAACGTCACTATTTCGCCACATTTCCGCCATTATACAAAGAAAAGCCCCGAATATACATCGGGGCAACTTTGGTAATTTTCTTTTTTATTTTTCTATTGATTCGGTCTATGGTTCTGGGACTGTACCCCATTAATTCAGATGCTTCCCATAATGTTTTTTCACCATAAGCCCGTAATCGAAATAATTTTTCTTCACGTGAATCAAAACCTGCTTCTTGCAAGTAAAATTTTCTTTCATCTTCTGAAAAATCCGCATAATTCATATAACTCCACCGTCCTCCCTTACAAGTGGAATTGATTTGTTACATAGGAAATATACCGCTCAACATAAATCCTACAGCTGCTCCCACGACTGCTGTTATAATGCATACAATAATTGTATCATAACGTTTGCCAGGGACTGCCATGAGGATTTTTAAATTGTTGTTCATCTCATCGACTGTTTCTTTGATATGATCTAAGTCATTGCTATACAGGGCGGTCTGTTGCTCCAATTTGTTTATTCGAGAATAAAATTCCTTGTGCCTTTCTGACTGCTTTTCCTGCATATCATGAATACTTTTTTCAATTTCTTCGAAGCGGTGATTGTTAAAGCACTCATGTTCACATCCCATCGCTTTTCCTTTCTTTCACTCCCTATAAGATTTTTGCTCTTTCCCTACTTTAACGAGCAACCCTGCAACGTGCCGGGAGGAAAAACACATTGCGTTCCATCCCATCTTTTTTTAACTCAAACTTCCAGCAAAAGGAAAAACACCATGATTAATATAAATTTCGGTTTCAGATTCCCAACTTCTATTTACAGAAGATTCAGAATGTGATCCTTGGAACTCAGCTCCCTGTTTAACCAGAAAGTAAAGCGCCAAGTCAAATATGCAATCATAGCATTTTTTCATGTCGTTTTTGATTTTATCATCAGTGTAACTAGAGGGGTAATTTCGCTTATTTTTAAATGAACGAATTGCCCGGTTTACAGAAAGAGTGAGCATGGACTCAGATTCTGGATTATCTGCTAAATAAAGTGATAATTCTTCCATAAGTTCTTCATTCATTTAATTCACCGCCTCTTTCTGCGTTACTGCTGAGATAATATTTCGGAGATCATTCCAGCCTTATTAGTTGCTGTCAGGGCATAGCCATTGTCACTTGTAAGCTGTCTTAACTGTGGTACAGTCATGCTAGACAGCTCGCTTTCTGTGTATTTATGTGTTGGCTCTTCAGCTTCAACACTTGCTACAACCGGTGACTGGCTGTTCTCATCAAGACTATGCCCGCTTATTCCCCCTTTGTACCGATAACGATACCGCCATTAGCTTTCGGAGCAACCGGAACGAACATACCGGACGCTTTTGTCCATACTGCAACCGGATCCTGTGTAGCCCACATGGAAAGAGTTACGAAAGAACGATTCTCTTCCTGAATGAACTGTCTGTATTCAAGTTCCTCAGGTGTCACGCCCCAGAGTCCTGTACCGAAAGAACCGTTTGCATCTGCTTCATACAGAGTAAATACATCTTCTTTGAAGTATCTGCCTGTTTTAAGAGAACCATCTGCTTTTCTGAAGCGGAATTTCTCATCGCAACGATCAATTGTGATTGCGTATTCCTGCATAAGCAGATTTGCAAGTTCCTGTTTTGTCAGAAGACGTTTGTTTGCTGCCCCCAGAACTGCTGTCTGCATAGCAGTGTTATTTCTCATGTAGTTAATCATTTTGAGAGAAGTAAGGGCCTTATTAACTACATAACCATTGTCTTCTGCTACGGTCACCATCTTTTGGATATCTCCCATGATATCTGCTTCTGGTGTAGCCCAGTTGGTAAGGGTTACTTTTGCAGTTGCTGGAACGCCATAATCGATTCCCATATCGACATGATTTTCTTTGACTGTTACAGCACCAGTAGAAAGGAACTGGCCTTTCATGACATTTGCTCTTGCGACAACGCTTTCGAACAGGTTAGCTGCATCATCAAATACAAAGTTTTTCAGTGCTTCGTTGTCCGGCACACCATTTTCGATTGCCTGACGTAATCTTTCAGACTGATTGATTTTTCTCTTAATGAAGAGTTTTTCAGTCAGTACTTTTTCGAATCCTGGTCTTGTACCGATTTCTGCTTCAGTATCAAGAGCATGAACAAACGCTACTTCTGGAAGCCTCTGTCCAGACATAAGTCTGTAATATTCAGCTTTCAGATACTGTGTTTTTGTATCTGGAAAAATGGTATCAAGGATACCAGGTCTTTTTACATCAAAACTCTGGGAGAAGTTAAGTCTCTCTTCCTCTGTGATGGATTCTAAAACATTAAATGGCATTTGTTATACCTCCTTAATATACTGGATCTTCTGTGACCACAAAAACGATACCTGATTTCTCAAGTTCAGTTTTTGCAGTTTCATCAACTGTTACCGGGAGTCTTTTTTCAAGAACACGACCTGCAACAATCACAGAAATCGGTCTCTTAGCATCATCTGTCATATCAACATCTTCAAACACGATGCCGATTGCGCCTGTTGCATTTGTCGGATATACAGAACCTGCTTTGATAATTTTCTTAGTTCCAACTGTTTCAGCATTTGTCTGATCTGCTGTGTAAGTTTTGAGTACTAATCCAACCTCAGATTCAAGGATGTTAGGTCTGGATTCATACTGCTCAGTTTTCATAAAAGCCATGTCTTTTTCTCCTTTACTAAAATTAAATATTTACCGGGGCATTATCATCTGCCGCCTTGGCTTCTTGATTCATTCTTGCTGAGTATGCTTTCGCATATTCAGATGCTTCACTTTTCTTTGTCTCTTTACCGCCACCAGCTCCACCACCTGGATTAGGTGTGTTTTCAAGGGCTTCTTTTTCCCATGCAGCTTTTGCAGTATCGAGAGTTGTTTTATTTACCTCGGAAATTCCATCAACAAAAGTCTGAGCTTCTTTGAGTGCATCTTCTGCGTTCATGTTGGAAAATGCTTTAATTGCTCCTGCGTATGCATCGCCTTGCATTCCTGCATTAGCAAAAATAGAAGTGATTTTTCCTGTTAGAGCTTCTTTCTGAGAATCTGCGAGCGCAGATTCAAGATCAGAAATTCTTTTCTCGTTTGCAGCTTTTTCTTTCTGACGTTCAAGTTCTGCTTTTTCTGCATCAGTCATGTTTTGCTGTTTCAGCTCATCAAGTTCTTTTTGCAGTGCTTCTGCCTTATCAGCTTTTTCTTTAAGGGAAGTGTTTTTGTCTTTTTCCTTTTTTACTTCTCCTGTGACGGAATCAAGATATTTGGTCACCTGTTCATCAGACGGTTCCTCAATTCCCATACCGATAAGTACTTGTTTTGCCTGTTCTCTTGTCATGAAATCTCCTTTCTTCCAGATCATCACACTTTTTTCACACGGTTCGCTCCGCATATGACCTGCACCCGATTTACGCTCACGGGATGTTGCAATATTTTTGAGTATTAAAAAAGGAATCTCAGTTTCCCAAGATTCCTTAAATAATTAATGTAAAAACGTTTATTCTTCGTCAGTGGAAGAAATTATTGCTGATTGATTTTGAACTGATTTCTGACTAAAATTATCAATCAATTCTTGTGCTTTCTGCGTTTCCTCTTCTGGATTCTTATACAATGACTGCATGTACGGAAAACTCATTTCATATACTTTCTGCGGATCACTAAACAGTCCACAAGTAATAAGTGCAATGAGTGGATGTATTTTGTTCTTAACCAGATAATCAAGGGCCTGTGCTTTGACAAGCATGTTATCTGTTGGGTTTCTGGTGATTTTTACATCAAAATCTCTTGTCGAAAGTTTTATATCACCAGTAGTGTTTCTTATGATGTTAAGTATGATTCTGGCAGATGCTTTCTCAGCTTCACGGATAAAAGGTTCATCCAATTTGGCTCTACGCTCTGCGAAGTCCCAGCCATTACGAAGATAGACGGCTTGACCGGTATCTCCCCCTGTGTTCTGCTGTCTATCTGGCATTCCTTCAACAATCAGCATATTGCTGTAAATATCATCTTTAGCAACTTGGCTTTCTGATTGATTCAGTTCAGCAGTCATCAGTTCAACATCCGACTGGCATCCATTGCTGGTATCTTTAACAGATATAGCGCCAAGTTTTACCATCTTGAGGAATTCGTTCTCGTCAATCTCACAGTTCTTGAATTTCATAAAGGCTTGAACAAACTGTTCAACTCCATCCATTCTGTTTGACTGCATGTTATTGATTGTATCGAACATTGTGATTGCTATTTCAACATCAGATAATCTGTCATGATTGTTTGGATATTCAACAATTGGAATGTTTCCGAAGCCATTCAGACCGGCTTTTTTAATCTTTCCATTCTGCACAATGAAATACTGGTTTTTTGAATAGCACTGATAATACTGTTGGCCATCTTCGTCTTTTAATATCTGAACCGACATCAGTGGTTTTCCGGTGCCTTTAGAATAAACAATGTAGCAATCTCCAGGATACGGAATAAAAATTCTAAATGGTGGAATGTCTGAATCTGCTGTCCAATCTTCTTCACGAAGAATACATTTATATGCAGTTCCTACAGCACTTTGGTATGTTCCTAATTCAATGTTTCTAGCTTCTGCATTTGCTTCGTCCAGATAATCATTAAACAAATCCACCTGCGCATTGGTTTCTTCGCTTGCATTCTTTTTCTTACAAACAAACTGAATTGGTTCTCCGTATGTCTGAGATGCTTTGAAGCGTACAACTTCAAGTGCGTGATTCTCGCACACTCGATTGTTAATTTCAGGACGCACAAGTTTTTCTCTGTAAAGAACTGGCTGATCGCCTTTGTAGTATCTATACAGATAATCAATCATAGTTCTGTTTCTATTGTGAACACCGATTGTATCAGCAATCACTTTCAGTACATTTTCTGGTGTAATTTTGTTTACTCCGGTATATGCTACCTTTCTGCCAAATTCACCATGGCAGAGGTCGATATAATTCATCTTATTTCTTGCCACTGCCCGTACCTCCTTTTAGGCATGAAAAAAGCACCGAGTTTTCGCCCGATGCTTCATACATTTTCATCATATATTATACATAACCGAAAAGTTATATTCAGTAAGAAAAGGTGCTAACTTTTAAAATTAAGCATTTCTTTTACGTAATTCACGGCTTTTCCATGGAATTGTTTAATATATTCTTCGCTGTATTCCATTTCATCCGCAATAACAGTTAGCTTTTTCCCCTCTATGTATCGTTTGTACAAAAAATCATAATACTGAGGATTTTTTACAGACTCTATAACATCTATAAGTTTCTGCTTTTTATCCATAAGTTCTACTACATTATCAGCCAATTCACGCTGCGCATCTACCAGTTTTGCTATGGTATCGCCTATTTTATCTTGGCTTCCTGAAGTCTGAACGCGTTCAATGCCATATGCCGAAGCACTAATACTGGTGGCAAGCAATTTTAAGTGTTCAATTTCTTCCAGTTTGTTATTTATAACTTTTTCGTATCGTTGAATTTGATTCAGATATTCCTTTATATCCATACTATCTCCTTCCCCAAAATGGATTCTGCATTGCCGTTGCTTTACCACCTAATGGATTTTGTACGTACTCAGCCATCATAGCCAAAGAATCGATTCCGTCATCATGTGGTACTTTTGCCCTAGTAGTGTACGTAGTTACATTAGCCATAAATAATCCGTAATCAGACTTTGCTTTGTACTGACTTGGATGCAGAAAATAAAAATGTTTTGCTATATAGTCCGAATTTACAAGAATCTTTGTTTCTTTATTTGCCGACGTTGGTTTTGTCTCAATTTCAGCTCTGCACTTTCCAGTAATCATTTTCTGAATATTGTGTGCCACGCGGTTTCCGACATTATTTGATTCGAAACGAATCTTATGTGGGTTATGTCTTATCAAAATATCTGCTGTCTTTCTATCCAAAATGTCATAGTCTGTAGTATCATCAAACACCACATCGGGAAAGAAGAATTTATCTCCGTATTGGTATGCAATCGGTAATGATTCGAAGTCGGTTCCTTTATCTTTTGTATCACATACCGCCCATATTGCATCTGCATCTTTATCTGGAATGATAATGTATTCATCCGCGCATTCATCCGGCACGTCTTCTTTACTGAAAAAGAATCGTTTTAATTTGTCCGGTGGTAATAATAATCCCTCACGTTCTACCGGCTGCTGCTGATAAAGACAGTTGTAAGAAATTTCATCCATGGATTCTTTAGCATCATTGAAATATTTCTCTGAGAATCCATTTACCGTAAATAGGAAATTACTTTTGCCGTTCTCATCAAGAGCCGGTACTGCAATAAACCTTGCCCGTGGGTTTCCGGCATATAGTTGTTGCAGCTTTCCGATAGGGTCATGTACTGACCATCTTGTGGCAATGTAAAACTCTTTGCACCCTTCAAGTCTACGGGAACGCAAGTCATTTACCACTTTTGTCCATAAGGTATCAAGTCGGTTCTTATTCAAAGCTTCTTCAATACCAGACACAAGGTCATCGGCAGTAAGGAATCTATTGCATCTAGTGGCGCCAGTCAAAGAACCATCAATAGAACGAAATGTCCATGTCTTAAATCGTCCGTTTCTTTCGAGATTGACTGTAGTTTCCTTTGCATTTGTTCCTTGAATTTCTACGTTAGGAAATATCTCATGCCACGTGTATTCCACGGGATCATTGATGATTTCCAGAACACCATCATAAAGGGAACGTGTCAAAATGCTGCTGTGTGCCGAAGACAGGTTAAAGTCATTCGGGAACCATCCACCTACCAATGATAAAAAGAAATCCTCCAGAGTACTCTTACCACAACCAGGAGGTACGCTTAATGCAAATATATCTAATTTGTCATCCATCAGGTCTTGCAGTGAACCTATGATGTTATGCTGTAAGAACACATTTCTTCGTGGTTCGTAGAATCGTTCTTTCGGGATTCGGTTCTTTTCAAGGTAAAGAAGCCCGCTGTCAACCTGATAGTTCTGTGCTTCCAACAGCAAATACTGCCAGTAAATATCATCAAAATTACCGCTTCCAGTCAGTGCCGCGTTTCTTGCCGCAGCTGTATGAGCGTACCGACTGACTTTCATTGCCATGTTCCGTGCATCTGGATTATCCTTGAAAGGAAGGTCAATATTCATATTTAACAGCAGATCAAGGCAATCTTTTTGGTTTTGATAGACCGTCATATCACCATTAATGATTTGATTCAAAATTGCCCGATACCATTCAAGTGAACCTTCTGTATAATTGCTCATAAAAAAAAGAGCCAGACCTCCTTTCTTCTTAGGATTTAGTCTGGCTCTCATGTGGCTCTCTGACTGATTTATTTATTATTCAGCATTCTCATCAGCTGTCATATCTCTTGTATCTACGATGGTAGAAGTGTTACTTCCCTGAATCTTTGGAACTTCACCATTCCATTTATCAATTTTCTGCTTTTCAATCAGTTCAGGGGTAAGCGATTCTGCAATCTTTCTATTGGCTTCCGCTTCGGCTTCAGCTTTAATCTTAATAGCTTCGGCTTTGCCTTCCGCATCAATTTTGGCTTGTTCTGCCTGAATAGCTGCTTTTTCTTTTTCCTGTTCAGCAGCAATCAATGCAACTTCTTTATCTTTATCGGCTTGTACTTTGGCTGTTTTAGCTTCAATATTGGCCAATTCAAGCTCTTGCTGTGCATTTACTTTCTTTTGGATTGCAGCTTGTGTTTCATCATCAGTGGAAATAGAAGTAAAGTTTACTGTATCAATAATGATTCCGTATGGTTCAAACTTCTGCTTAATGTATTCGTCAAGTGCTTCATTCAGTTCCTGGCGCTTATCACCGAAAACATCTGTTACTGGATACTTCGCAGTTACTTCCTGCGTCCATGCTTTCATTTTCGGCTTAATAAAGGTGTTTTTCACGGACTCCCCGGATTGACCTTTAAACTGAGTAAATACATCAGTTACTCTGCTTTGGTCGAATTTGTACGAAAATTCCAAATCAACTAAAAGAGATTTACCATCTGCTGTCGGTGTCTTAAAACTTTCATCTTTCGGAGAATCGCCTTTATCTTCAGATGTAAGATAAGACTGTTCGATTCCAACAGAATACAGCGAAGTTTTTTACTGTAGGTGAAATCAAATGCCATCCCTGCGTAAGTACATTCTTGGAGATTCCCCCGTTCATTTTGTACTCGACCGCAATATAACCGGCTGGAACCCTTACACTACACTTTGCAACGCATATAAGTCCTGCAATGATCACAACAGCTTATCCAATTCCGCCTAAAAGTCCTTTCTTCATTCTTTGTCCTCCTTGTTTTGACTTTCGTCTTTATTTAACTCATCAATAGCATTTCTGCCAATGTGATTCAATAATTTACCTAGTGGCTGAAATAATTTGTAAAGCAGAAACCATACTGCCACTGCTCCGCATATTACTAGGAATATAAATACTGGATTCATACATTCACCTCACAATACTTCTAAGTGAATCCCACCACTCATCTTTTTTATTTATATCTTCTGCTCGCTCAAACATGAATTTAAGTTTATAGATTCCAAATTCTGTTGTAGCTGGGTCGATATGCACGATTTTAAATTTTCTTTTAAGATATCCAATTTCAAGAATGCATTCTTCTGGAAGTTTAACGTAATTCACAACGCATTCTACAAGAATAATTCGCCTATCTTCTTCATGATGTATTTCAATGTCAGCTAGTACATTAATGATTTCTTCATCAATAATCTTAATGGGATAATTCACTACACCATATTCTTTCATACATTCACCTCAAACTCTTTCTTGCAGTTGCTACCCTTGCACTTCAATTTAAGATGCTGAATTTTCGTCTCTGGACTAATCAGAAGTGCTTTCTTCTGGCAGAAAGGACAACAATACCACAGTTTGCCATTGATATTTTTTATTAATGCCCGTCCGTCCCACGGCTCTGGTGGGTTCATTACCTGAGAGAAATCTATCCCCTCAGATTCAAATGCTGATTTGATGCTCATCTATATTTTCTTACTCCTTTTCGTCCTGCAACTCTGCGTATCATCGGAATTCCATGATTTTTTCTAAAATTATTTCGATTTATTTTATCCGGTGCGAATATTGTCCAGAATAATCTTTTCTTAGTATTTGAATTCATTTTAAAATTTATAGTGAATGATTCGTATTCACTGAAATTCGGTAAATCGTCATTCTGATCAGGTGGTATGTGTTCTGGAACGTTTGCTATTTCGGTAATCGGACAGTACTCACCATCTGGTTTTTTAAGAAAGTACTGTTTTTCGTCTTTTTCACTCATATCAACTTACCCCATGAATCTTTCTAAGATTTGCATATCGGTCAACCATTACATCCAATGCGGTCTGAAGCTGATTGATTGTGATGCAGTCGTCCTGATGCTGTCTGCGGTATTTTGCAATTTCTACAGATTCGTCATAAAATGGCATATCTGATTTTTCGCTTATCTGCCTTTTTAAATCATTGCTATAATCACACATTTTATCCAGTTCCGTCTGAAGCTCGTTGATTTTCTCGTTTTTGTCCAGGATTTCATGTTGCTTTGCTTCTCTCTCATCAGCCAACCGAACAAGTTCTTCTTTCAACTGATCTACTGTCCATGTTGCCATGTCTTCAATTCTCATAATTGCCTCCATTAGATTTTGGTAAACATTTCCATATCGTAATTGTCACGGATATAGTCCACGCATTCGCACAGTTTTTCTTTTAAAAATTGGTCTTTTGCAATATCTGGATGCAAGGTATATAACATGCAACTGTTTTCTTTTCCGTCTTTCTGAAACTTCTTCCAGTCAAAAGTCATTATGAACAATGGAATCCTCGTGAGATTTTTTGTCTTGTGTCTTATATAGAGATTGCAGAGTTTCTTAATCATGGCATTTCCTTTCGTAATCAAGCTATTTTCTCGAATAATCCAAGAATGAATTCCCGTCCCATCTGCGTAATCCGTCTGTGGTAGATTACCTTCCCGGAATCTAATACTTCTTGTTTGATTTCCTCATATCCACAATCACTATAGTTGGAGTACATCACCCATGTACCATTGACCTGATACTGAATCTTTTTAACTGCAAGAATCCGGTTTAACTATATAGCCGATTTCAGTCCCAGTTCCTTTGCAATCTCGGTAATGGTATAGGTTTTGTTGACGTGCATCAGAATAGCATTCTTTCTCTCAGCTTCTACCCTCGCAGCGCGTTCTTCTTTCAATTTGGTCAGAAGTTCGATGCCGAAGTCTGGATTGTTCAGAATGTTATCAATCACGTTATCAGTGGCATATATGCCATGCTTACGGATAGTCTTTAAAATCTCTTTGACCTCTTTCTTGAACTGTTTTGCGATCGGCTTTCTGGACTGCATCAGGACTTCATAAAGTCCATCTTCAGTAAGAAACCACGCTTCTGTTTGGTAGTTTGAACCGCTCGTAACAATTGTACGAATGGTTTTCTCTTCATCATCAACAACGGCAAGCATTTTGCTTACATTAGAAACTGAATACTCAATCCACTCTGCCACATCTTTTGCAAGAAACAGCGGTTCCTCTGCTGTTCCGTAAACTCGAAACTGTTTTCCCAATACTTCCTGCTCGTTTAATACTTTCAGTTCGTTCATTTCTCATTCTCCCCTTCCACTAAGCAATCAGCATATGCGTTCTGAAATTCACAAATACAACTCGCTAATTTTCCATATTTCTTTTCAACCTTATCTCTTTTTGCCAGTTCCTTTTTAAGTCTATCATTTTCACATTTTAAATATTCAGATTCTTGTTTGAAATATTCAGTTCTACGAGATAATATAATGATTTCCGAGATATTTTCAGATTCTATAAATTTTGATTCTATTTGCTCTTTTAAATATTTTTTTAAATATTCAAATTTCCTTATTGTAGTTTCGCTAAAGACGTTACGAAATAAATAAGAAAAGTCTTTTAAAACAAACTCTTCTTTTGATACATTATCTCCGAAAACCTCACAAAATATTTCTATACTTTTCCAAGTTACGTTTGGCACTCCGGCATTATGAAACTCTTTTCGCAATTCAAATTTATCCATTCTTTTCTCTTTCCTCCCTATGTTTCATTTGACACCCGATCATCTTTGCTACATTCTCACGTTCCTGTTTTATTCCATGTCCCTGACGGAACAATTCACATTCAAGGATATTTCCGCAATGGGAACATTCATCTTTGATTTCTTTACCTGCTATTCGCATTTCCATCCATCCTGTACCATTCTAGGCTTGTATATTTTCTCGGTGTATCCCTCACCGTTACATAAGTCGCAAGTGACTTCTATTTCTTTGTAATCATCGCAACACTCCCAGTATTGTGCACGATTTACTCTTTTGATAGTAGTTCCACTTCCACCGCACTTCGGACATCTGTGAATTTTGTTTCCTTGCATTCGTTTCACGAGGTCATCAAGAGTCGTTTCTCCACCATATGTATCTCTCAAACATATTGCCTCATAAATTTTCATTTTCTGTGTCCTCCCAACATTCACAACTGTCATCAAGACATCTAAAGTCTGCACAATGTTCACTGTCACCATTACAGCAAACGCCTTCGTATGCTGCGTACCATTTACATGTACAACAATAGTCTTTTTCTTCCATAAGCCGCCTCCTCAAACAAAAATTCCAGTACACGGACTTGAACCGTAACTAGCCACCCAACGTAGAGTACTGGAAACCATTCATAGAAAGGTAAGATAAAAATGAAATCCTTCCAATGATTGCAGTTCATTGGAACGGTGCATCCGTGATTCGAACACGGACAACATTTCTGTTGGAAGACTTAGCAAGTCTCTCTGTTACCATTACAGCAATGCACCACTTAACTAACCAAATCTGATTTTATTGTATCGTCAAAAAATCAAAAAAACGGTGGAAACCTTATTCGCAAGAGCTACGCCCACAAGTGGAATCGAACCACTACACTACACCTAGTTCGCTCCGTATGTTTTATATTTTCTCAATTGTAATGCAGTCGTACCTTTCTGAATTGATTATGTTTTCCATAGCTTCAATCGGATTATATCCAAGATTCTGTAATACCTGTTTGAATACTGTTACCGACTGACCACTAGCAAGCTGTACGCCTTTTCTTGTAGCATCTGCATGGAATACGTCATGTCTACTGTTGACATTCCAAAAGATAACGTTCGGAATAACATATCCAGCTTTTTGGAATTTGCTCGCCATTTTGTCATAAAAAGACCAGTCCTTATTTCCGCTGCGATCAATTTCCATATCGGAGATAACAACTATAGCTTTCGGCATTTCTTCTTGTGAAACGTTGTTCTTCTCAGCAATATCAAGTACTTTCTCAAAAGCTGCTTTTAGGTCTGTGCCCATGCCCCAACTTGCCTTGCCTACATTTCGTATCTTCTGTTCAAGAGTTTTTCCTTTCAAAATAACAGTCTCAGGATCGCCAGAGAACGTCATAAACAAGTTATGATATGCACCTATATTTCTCTCAGCAAAATATATTGCCAAACCAATTGAGGTTGCCATTGGTCTTCCATACATTGAACCGGATACATCAGCCATTATCAGTGCATTTGTTCCCTGTTCAACATAATCTGGAAGTGCTTTCCACTGTGCTTCAAGAACTTTGTTGTTTTCTCTTCCATAAAGGATTTTTTCTACGATGTCGTATGGATACAAGGTTGAAGCATTGATTTTAACTTCTCCTTTATCAGCCTTATTGATAAATTCGCTGAATCCATCGGGATCATGTTTTGCAAAGGCTCTACGATAAATCATCATTGCGCGGCTTGGAACTTCTGGATATTTAATCTCGTTCCACTTACCGGCAGACATGAGACTTTCGACAACGCCTATCTGCTTTCTCATACTGCGAACGATTCTCTTAAAGTTGTAAACTGGATAGCCTAACTTCTGCGCAGTCAGAATTCCTAATTTTCTAGTCTTTGCACTACTTGCATCAGCTGTTTTAATCCATTTAGCAAGCAGAGAAATTGTTTTGCCCTCATTAAGATTCTTCAAATCTTCCTCGAACTGATTTTTCATGGTCTTCCACATATCATCTTCCAGTGGCGTTCCAATCAATTCGTAGAGATCATCGTATCTTCCAAACACTCCAATCAAATCAAGATTCGGTCTAAGTGCTTCTGGATGATGTTCTGCCATATAACGGATAATGGTTCGGAAAGTTTTTCTTTCTCCAAGTCCGCAACGAATATCTCTTGCGTAAAAAGCAATCTTCGTAGCAAAGAGTTTATCCTGCGCATACGCTTCTGAGAACAATGTAGTGATTCTATTCTCATCGGCATCTCTTAATGCACCAATAGTTCCGAATAGATCAAGTCTTGCATCACTTGTGGTGTTTAGTGCGACTGCGCCATTTTCAGTTCTTGTAAACTTGCCTTCTTCTTTCATTGCATTTGCAAAATCCATGTTTTTTCTCCTTTCAGGACACCAAAAATATAAAATATTCGCCTAAGATTTTATTAAGAAATAAGTTGCTGTAAGTGTCCCATAATTTTTTCATGATGCTTTTGGTTTTTATGATTAACAGTCATATCCAATAAATTTGCTGTAAGCACCACATAATTGCCCCAACATGATTTGAACCCATAAAATTATTTGCAGTAAAGAACACAGACATGTTCCGTCGGTTTCCCACAACCGACAAACTGGGGCAGTGGCAAGGGGTGGACTCGAACCACCAACACGTACCTTGTAATGGAAAGAACGATTGCTGTAGAAGTCACAAACATGACTTACAATCTTTTACTGCTCTACCAATTGAGCTACCTCGCCATATTTACCGCCTATAACGGTCAGGCAATGCCTGGGCTGAATTTCACGTTTTCATAGAAAGAAAAGCCAAATTGTTTTAATCCGCTGAACGATAGACGGATTAATTGCAGGAGGCGGATTCGAACCACCGTCTCCGGATAAGGAAACCAGAAAGAAAACCACTTCTCTATCCTGCGATATACGTGAGCTTTCAGCATATTTGTACCGGCAGCCCACAAGCCGACTGTTTCTTACATCTTGGACAGCATCCTCATATTTTGTTTATTTTACAAAATAGTGGGAGAATGCGGAGTCGAACCGCCCTGGTACTGTTAATCAGTCCTCTGCCCCCTTATGGTATTATTCTCCCGGAACCGGCAGATTGCCGGTTAGCAATATGTTTATCGTGTTATGCTTTCCACTAGGCTGTTTTATGCCGTGCCAGCCCCACGAAGTTGTTTCGGATATTATTATGCCTTTTGACTTTATGCTTCTTGAAAACTCCCTTGTCATCAATGCGCGCTTGTGATGGCTTATTGAAACTAAGAAACATTTATCGGACGGGAAATCAGATCAAGCACAAGCCTATGCCGTTACATACCTTTACTCATTCTGATTCACATACGCTCATCCGAAAGTTTTTTCTGCCCATAAAACGGATGGGTAGCATACGGAAGAAATGGAAATTCTGAGATTCGAACTCAGGACTTCCCGGTTATGAGCCGGGCGTTCTAACCACTGAACTAAATTTCCTGAGTAGAAAATATTACCAGCACCTCAAAGCCATATTTTCTACTGTTGCGATTCTTTGCCACCAGTCGCAACAAAGGCTCCCTTTTTTGGTTTTGCTGTCACCTATACGGGAATCCCATCCGGGACGTTTGAAGCCCCTTTAGACAGCTCCGTTGAGCTAGATGGGTATCGGAGGGTCTATGTGAAATAAACCATTGCCAGGTACATGCGCAACCCGACAAACGGGGCTAGTGGGATTCGAACCCACGAATACAGCAGTCAAAGTGCTGTGCCTTACCACTTGGCGATAGCCCTAAAATCTTTCTCCCACTCCGCACCATTACAAAAGCAGGAGAAAGAATTGTGTGTGATATAATTGCTATTTCTGTAATGCAAACAATATATGTGGAGGAAATCAAATTTAATATAATCGACTACAGAAATTTTTTTACACTAAGTCGGATGCAAAGAATATTTGCTTGCGTACCGCTCCACAATCGGGTAAGCGTATCCTTCCGGTTTAATTATAGGTTTAACCCGTTCTATGATAAAAAACGGAATAATCCTCGCAGGAAATGCTAAAAGCATATTTTTACCTCGCTGTGCAGATTAATATGGTATTCAGAATGAGTCCTAATTCCAACACTGTAAAGAAGAAAGTAGAAAACATCGGTATTTTATGCTCGTTAATTTGCGTCATGAGGAATGCAGCCAACGTTGTGAATACTATTATGTTAATCGCTACTGCGATAATGGTTAATGGCAATCTCATTTTTCCTCTCCTATCATGAAATCGAGAATTTTTCTCGCAACATCGTCTTCTGGCTCAAATGGCAAGCCGCAATAATTATAACGCTCTAAAGCCGATTTTAGGCTTGCTTTGAATCCACGGTAAATTTCCCCGTGTTGTAACAGTTCATGCCTTAAAACTGAAATTGCATCAGTAATTGATTTAGAAGTGAAACTGATTTGTGTCAGGGCTTCCATTTGAATATCTGGTTCTGCCATCAATTCAAGACTAAATGTTGGAACTTCATCAACTGAAACATGAAAATCCACTGATTTCACTCTTGGAATCGTTTTACCATCAATAAGGCATTTAGTTCCAGCCCAATCATACGGTTTAGGGTTCACAATTCTTACAACAGGCATCTACACATCCCCTTTCTTGTGCATTGCAATACGCTAGAAGATGTTCTGTAATCTCTTGAAGCTGATTTGTGTCGTACTTTGCAAAGGTCTGCGGTTCTTTATCATGCAATGGTGACAATGTACCAAATTTGCTAGGTTCAACAGTTATCGTTGCATTAATCAGCATGGACGCCACGTCAATTGGTTCGTCTGGAAGCATTAAATCGCCCTGGTTCTTCTTACCACCGATAACACATTCGATTCTGTCGGCTCTTACCATTGTGTAATTTTTTATTTTATTAAAATCCGGTTTTTCGTCCGTTAAGATTGCTTTTCCATTTTCAGTGTATACATAATAAACTTTCTTGTTACTATTCATGCTTCCTCTGCCTCCCCAAAATATTTCTTGTATAATTCATAATCGTTTTTGCCAATCAGATCTTTGACTCTGTGTGTTTTTTCCATTCGAAGATTGCTATACACAAAAATTGTTTTATTAACCTGTATACGGCATTCGCCAACATCAGTTATTCTACTTTCAGTTTCGATTCTCTCTTCAGCTGAGAACCAATGCCTATTCGGAGTTAAGAAATAAACCCTTTGCGCGCTTACTCCAAACGAGATATATTCCATGCTTGATTCGTCCGCAAAAATTCTTTTTGCCGATTCCGTATCATACAGTTTTTCGTCTTCCAGAACGGCTTTCTTGTGATGATACTCATATACCTTGTCATGCATTAAAGGTTTTTCAAGCGGATGCACGTCAAATTCTCCAGAAAAGCCTTTTTTATATTTAAAAAAATTTTTGAATATCGACATTTGCCTACCTCTTCCGAAAATATTCTGCCAGGGCTTCACGGGTGATCTGTGATATGCTTTTGCCGGTTCGGTTTTTCTCAGCTATGAGTTTTCGTTCTAGCTGGTACGGCAACCGGATGCGGATGGATTCGCCTTGGGGATTGCTATAGGTTTTTCTCATATTGTCACACCGCCTTTCTCGGACGGCCTTTCGCCATTTTAGGAGTATTCAATGCTTCTTCTACAGTCATGCCTTTTTGATTATGCCTATAATTAAATGTTTCTACAGAAATTCCGTATTGCTTACAAATATCAGATTTCGGTACTATTTCCCCTCCGAACAAAATCATCGCCGTCTTTTTCTTGTTTTTTCGTTTCTTCCATTCAGAAGGAGGTCTTTTATTTTTCTGTTGTTCAACATTAGTAATCCATCGGCAATTGTTGGGTTCATAATTTCCGTTTACGTCTATTCTGTCAATCGTGCATTCTCCAAACGGAGCATTTTCATCATATCCATGTTTATAGGCCCATTCTTTGAATATCGAATAGTCATGCCATTCATCGCATAATTTGATTCCACGTCCGCCATAATTGTAATAGTTAGAAGCAGTAATGGACTCGCATCTTCGCTTTATATCCTGCCACACATGATACAGGCGATCATTACTTACACCATGGGTTCGGCTAGAATCACTATGGCGACATCCACAACTTTTTACCATCCCTGAAACTAATTCAATCGGTCTCACGTTCTTAATATTCCCGCAATCACACTGGCATTTAAACCTTTTAATTTCACCAGGATCATTTATTCCTATCACCGTTAGGAAACCAAAATGTTTCCCGATATAAGTTCCATCGTATTTAATATTCGAAAAATGTTTATGGCACTTCTGATCTTTCCACTTCCCTGCATGCATCATGCTAAAAGAAACATCTTTAAATGCTCCGCATTCTTTACAAACCATACGAATCTTAATAGGATTCTGTTCTATTATTTTTGAAGCAGTGTAATCTCCATACTGTTTCCCCATTTCGGATTCAAGTAGGTCTTTTTTAATTTTTCGAGATTTTTCAAGCTCTGCATTTCGTCTTTTCTTTCGACATTTAGGACATGTCTTTATAAGTTCACTCCATTTATTTCTGCCTTTTATCATTCCTCTCTGAATTTCATTTCCGCATGTAACGCATTTAAGTTTAACTACTCTGGCTTTAGTATATGGATTGTATGAAATATCAATAATTTTGTAGTCACCATTTACTGTGTCAATACGCTTTTGATAAGATTCAATCATTTGAGAAATATTTTCTTTGCTAATTCCGTATGAAACTAACTCTTCTACGCTGTTCATCTTCGGACACTCCTTTAACTTAACTTCTGAGTTATTAAATTTCGAATGATTTGTGAAATACTCAGCCCTGTTTGAAATGATTCCCTTTCAAGTTTTGCTCTCATATCATCAGTGATACGAATTCGGATTGATTCACCTTTGGGATTGCTAGTTGGTCTTCCTTTTGGCATATTGCATCTCCTTATTATGTAGGACAAAAATAATAAATCAGATTTACTCGGGGCACTCATTAGGCCGTTCGGGGCATCTATATACACCCCCCCTCCCGGGTCTGTTCCTGGTGACGCTGACCGGGCAACCCTTTGCCCCATGGGTTCCCGTTGTCCCGGCCTCAACGCTGCTATTCGGATGCCTTCGGCGGTGGTCAAGGGACTGTCAATGTCTTCATCATTTCATCTATACGACAAACACAGATTTGTTCGATAGATTACCTTGACTTGCTATACATCATGCACAAATTCAACTGTTATATATGTGCATATTTACTAAATAATGCCATGCCTACCGCTTTCCGGTCTGTTTGTTCGTACTCTGCGTACATTTCAGCAATCTTGTGTACATTCCACGCTGTTATAACTCCGGCTTTTCCATCTCTGGAAGCTCCAGGACATTCTTGTATTTGTCTGCGATCTGTTGCGCTGTCTGTTGTGGTATGCCCTGCTGCTGTCCTGCTGGAATTGGTGCCGTTTCCGCCATGCCGTAAGCTGCTTTTGCAACGAATATCAAGTTGGCATTTGTGCCGGTCTGATTATTGAGCCGGTTAATCGTGCAATTTTTGCAAATATCGAACCATTTTTTTACCGTGTCGCCATGTGGTGAGGCGGTTCTGTACTGTCCATTCATCCAACATGTAAAAGTTCTACGTTCTATTCCCACTAAAAAACTAAATACTTCCAACGTCGGTAGCACTCCATATCTAGTGCATATTCTGACATATATATTAAATATACTGTCTAACAGTTCTATGTTATTATTACTAGGTTTCTGTATTCTATCGGCTATATAAAAAATCATATCTACGAAACTATCAGCAATAACAGATCTATATTCTTTCTGTGTATCATAGTCTTCTGGCGATACCTGTAATACAGTGCTTATATATTCGTCCACAAGTCTATATATATCACTCTCGTATACTTCAATCCCTTGATCTGTTATAACTGTATTATTATTCTTCACTGTATCGCCTCACTTTATAACGTTAATCTATTAAATCATTATAAATAAAAAAAGCCGGTCGGCTCTGGTTCGTTATCCAGTAGCTAACCGGTTCAGTCCTCCAGCGGTTCGTTCTCGCTTTCGGTCTGTATCTGTATCTCTATTAACAGTATTAACATACAAGTTGTTATTCTGTCAACTATTAATTTAAAACTTTTAGTTAATCTCATATAACAACATATACTATATCTATGTGTATTATATATACTATATACAATATTATATTAATCAACTCAGCCTCTGGAATCTAGGAAGGGACAGGGAATAACTATAATTATAGATATTCATAATCCATAATATTAATATATATAATATTATAATAGGGCATTTTGAACACACAAAAAGCCAGACCTTCCGGCATCTGATCCGGCATGATCTGGCTATAATTTTTTCCGTATTCAGTTACGACTCCGCTTTGTCAGCCCTGCCCCTTCCTGAGTTCCGTCGTCTTCGTTGTATCGAGCATAGCAGAACGGTTTTTAAAAGTCAAGCAAAAAATTGTCGTTGACTTTTGCTTTTAATTGTGCTATGAATAATTATGTCAGGACTTCGGCGGCAGTTCTGCACCTGTCCTAAAAGCCGCCACAAAAAAGTATAATAAAAGCCCCTGGTAAATTCCAGAGGGCTTATTTTGTATTCTTTTTCGGTTTGTTTGCGATTATTTAATTATCCTCTCGTTTCTTCCCAATCGCCATCGTCAAAAATCGTGACCTGTCTATGTATCGTCTGCATCCAGTCTTCCCCAGTGGAATTTCCGAACGGATCTCGGCTTTTTCTCGGTACTTCCTGTTCTAACTCTACATAACGACACCATGTAGATTCATCTTTTACTACTTTCCAACCTTTTTCAACTAATTGTTTAATCCTTTCTTCACCTGTCATTTTTTTGCTATCCTCCATTCTTCAAAATTTCCGCTTTTAATTATTTCCACAACTTTTTCTCGCACCTTTTTGGCTTCTTCTATCGTTTCAAATTCTCCCAAGGAATATGTTTTGTTTTTATATCCAACAAATGCTCGATATTTTTTCGTGCGTTTAATATAGCTTACGCCTCTAAGTCCCGATGTGTTGTTTTTGCTCGGCGTGTCATTCTCAAAAAAACATAATGATGTATGCTCTTTTAGATTACGCCCACTTTTTAATTGTTCAATTTTTGTTTCACTTCGTTTGTCGCATCCGCATGATTTTGTTTTCCCTCTCACAAGCGAATCTTTACGGATTCTAACATCTTTTCCGCAGTCGCAGACTCCAAAGCAATACCGCTTTCCGCCTTCTTTTTCTTCGCGAATTACGGTTATCTTTCCAAACCTACGTCCGCTGAAGTCCTCATATTTGCCCTTCAAAGATCAACACGCTTTCTTCAAGTTCTTCTTCGATTTCGTCAAAGCTCATCTCGTTGTCACTATGCATATCTTCGAAATCTGCCAACTCTCCAGTTTCTGCCAGTTTCGCAAAGTGCTTCTTGAGGTCTTCCACTGTCGTTTCTGTGTACAGGTCGATTCCCTCAAAGATTCCATCGGGTGTGCAATCATAGATTTTAGCTGTCACGCCATCTGTGATGATTACAAGATTGTTTCCGTTTGCTTCTTCAAAAAATGCTCTCATGTTTTTCTCTCCTTTTCTCTGTGTAGTTTTTAGTTGCTTTCTTTAACTGTCTTTATTGTACATCATTTTTTAGTGTATGTCAACACCATTTCTTCAAAATCTTTTGTTTTTTCGTCTGGCAAATATTCCAGTAGATAACCAGGCTGGCATTCCAATATAGTACATAACTTGTCAAGTGTGTCTTGAGTAACAAGCCGATCACTGCGGAGCTGCTGTAACTGCCCTTCTGTGAATAGCTTATTTTTCCTTATAATATATGTAGTAACTCCTTTTTTTGCCATCATATCAATTATATTTCGTTTGTATCTAATCATACTTTTTCCTCCTTATAAGATATATTTTATCATATCATTTTATACACTATATCGCAATGTACAATATGTACAAAACAGCACTCTTTTATACATTATATTTTAGTGTATAATGTCAATAGACATACATTAAATTTTGATGTATTATAATCTCATCAACAGAGAACAAGCAACCCGGACACAGAGCCGGGAGAAAGAGAGGAAAGTATGAACAGGGCAAGAAGAAAGAGGTTATCAGATGCGCTTGAACTAATCGCGCAGGCCAAAGACATCCTGGACGAAGTAAAAGATGAAGAACAGGACGCATTCGATAATCTGCCAGAAAGTTTTCAATATAGTGAACGCGGCGAACAGATGGAAGAATATATTTCAGACATCGAAGAAGCATTTGATAACTTAGAAGAAGCTGAAGGACTTATTTCAGAAATTTAAGAAAAGAGGTAAAAGTTATGGCAAACAACAAATATACAAAATATTTAAGTTGGGCGGTGTTCACAATGATTGACCGTACCACGCAGGACGACCGCAAAAGCAAAGTATACATTTCTGGTGTGTTCGGTTTCCCGAGCAACGCGGAGGAATTTACAAAGGTTCTTCCGACCGGTCATAAATGGTATGTTCTTAATCTCGACCGTCTGGAACGTTTCGAAGAGTTTTACAATTTCGTTCAGGACATCAACGAACAATATGGAGATTACGCAATATTCCACATCAACGACGGCGGTTTTCTGGTTGACGAATTAAACTGTTTCCGCTCAATCCTTAATATCTGGACAGATACAAAAATTAAATAATCCCCTCCGGCGGCGGTCAAGCCGTAGTCTCAACGCAACCGCCGGATTTCAAAAAAAATAAAAAAAAGAGAGGTAGAAACATGAAGAATTATATTGTTTTCGCAACTCCTGAACAGGAGCAAGCAAGAAAAGAAAGAAAACAGGCAATTGAAAGCCTGAAATATAACACAATGTGTTATGGTTGCAAATCACTTCACAAAACTTGTGACGGAACCACAAGCAAGTTTTACGGCGGCTGTATCTACAGGGAGCAGAACGGTTTAAATGCAATATACGGGATCGCCCGATTCGTCCCGGAACTTATCAAAAATGAGGATTTTTCTTCGTATGATGAATTTCTGGAGGAACTGAGAAGCAACCGCACCGGTGTTGTCGAGCGGCTCGAATCCCGGACGCATGGCGAACATTTCAAGAATGAGGTACTGACCGCTGATTATATCAGATCCTGCAAAAAGATCTTAGAAATTTTAAAGGAGGCATAAAAATGTTAAAAGAAACGACTGAACAGAAAGAAAATAGAATTTTTAACCATTATAAAAAAGACTTAAAAAAATTAGATACTAATAAACAAATTCGCTTTAATGTAATTCAATATACTTGTAGTTTTCCAAAAATAAACCCATTTAAAATGGCAGCTGTGTTAATGTCCGAGGGCCACAACATTGTTTTTGACGATTCAAGCATAACAATTCAAGAGAATAAAAGACTGGAAAAGCAAGTAATATTATATACAAAAGAGATATAGAACTATAAAAAATGCACCGGCGTGCGTGTGCCGGTACAAATGCCCTTAACAATTAACCATTGGAAAAGAAAAAAGAAAGGACGCTTTGTATTATAACAAAGTGTACGGCATAAATCAATGAAAAACATGATAAAAGATTTTGTAACAGGTTTTGCAATTGCAATTTTCCCATTGCTGTTGGTAGCTCATTATATAATCATTGGATATTGACGGAGGTAGAAGCAATGTCAGAACGGCAAAAGGTCATAGAAATGACGAAAACACTTGTCAACAAGTTTCCAGAATATAGAAACGATCTGGAAAAAGAAAAATACTATTTTGAACATAACTATTATACTTTCTTTGAATGGGAAGAAAGCGTTATAAAAATAATTTCAATTGCAGCATAAAAGGAGGGCTATACAATGATTAAAATTGACATGTGGTACAGTGATAAAAAAGAACAGGCAACCGGGCTCGATATTCAATTTAACGATCTTGGCTGTTTTTATTCTGGTAACATAAGAATTTTTGGTAAAATTGTTGGTGATTATTACGCCGACAGCGTGCAAGAAATTTGTGAAGCGTTCCCACATCTGAAAGAAAAAATAAACGCTTGTTTGAACTAAATAAAATAATTTCGGGCGGGGCTTTCCCGCCTGTTTTTCAATCAGAAAGGGGATTATATATGATAGACAGAATTACAAAACCAACGTCCAAGCAGACCGTTGACGCAATTTTAAGCGGTGATTTTTCCGTTGTTGATAAGATTAAGGCAGCCGCAAAAAAGGACGCTAGACAAGTATTTAATGCCGTTTCTTCCGGCGCTGCCCCATTAATCTGGTACGACTTGCCGCCGGTCCGTTGCCAGTCTGGGGCGGTGTCTGTGATGCGGTATGCGTTGCATAGATCGCCCAAAAAATCGGATCATTTACAACTTTCTTGTATGGAGATAAAGGACGGCCACATAATACCGACATCTGACCGTCAATATAATATCACTGACGGCGGTTTTTCTGAGTTCTTCCGGGACTTGCCCCGGGTCGCACATATAAACTATTTAGAGCGGTAAAACACTGTTCTTTTTCTGGTGTCCTGCATCCGCTCCGGGCGGCGTTGGTTCGTGACCTGTGCCGGGTTTTCTGCTGTAGTGCCTTTTATGCGGCTTTTAACGGCTTATAACTGGCTTTCGGTAAAATATACCGCATACGGCTATAAAATCGTTTCTAGGCTGTTTTACGCGATCAACCAAAAGGATTGACGGCAAATTATAACAGGCGTATTATGGTTATATATGTAAATGTGGATAATTGCCCGACTTGGATTCTGTCCAGGTCTATGGCTGCATCTATTCCGGATCGCTTCGGGCGGTCTTATTTGCGAACCATTTTTACACGCTGATTTTCTGGCAGTCTGTCCAGCTTATGCAGTTCTTGCCGGTTTATTATCCTTGCAAGCACTTATTTGGCATTTTACAGCCGTTTATATGCTTACATGTGTATTTTATCGACTGTAAATGTAAAATTGATTTTAGGCACGTTTACGGGCTTTATAATGGTATCGGGTTATTGTATTATGTCCAGGTTTACTGTTTTATAATGTTTTAATGCTGTATTTTGATTTTTAAGCCGTTTTATATCGTCACCCGATAATATATAGGCTTATGCCGTTCGAATTGATTTTAGGCGCAATTATGTAATTAATTACAATGTTCCTAGCATGATCGTGTGCATCGGATGGCGGCATGTTTTGCCGCGGGTATATTCCTTGATGCATAATCACTTTACTGTGAAGTCTTACGAGTGCTAATTTTCACAGACATTCAAAAAGACCCGAAGCATGGATTTTGAACGAAAAAAATCATTTTTCCATGGATACGGGCCGTTTTATAATTTTTATTTATTTGTAATTTTGTACAAATATTTTTATAGCATCTATTTTGGAACTGTGGAAAATGTAAAATTATTTCAATTTATTTAGATGATCTACTTTACCAGTGCTTCTTTTCTTCTTTATTGCGGTTCCGCTTTTCATCCTCTGTTCTCGTTCTTCCTGTTTTCTGGTCTTCGATTTCTTTCTCAATGAGTTTTCAGTACTATACCCCATATTTTCCCTCCTTATCCTTGATCTTCTGACTTCTAGTCTTAAAATTAATGATTTCTACGTCCGTATTGAGTTCAGGTGGTATTTTCCCCACAACGATAACTCGAAGCGGTTCTATTCGCCTTTCCATTTCTTTAAAACCTATACAGAATTCTTCTCTGGATGCTCTGGATTTAATTCTTCCATTGGTGCAACATGCTACGGCGCTTCTTTTTGGCACACCATCAAAAGCCCAGTCATAGCAATGCTCCGTCGGTATACTTACGTTCGGAATAACTTTAATTCCGTTCATACTGAGATAATGAGACAATGCATGATTACGGTACTTCTGCCAGATATTCATTGCAAATGGCATCCCATTCTCTCCCACTGCCATAGAAAAGTCAGGGCCTATCACGCTATGGAAACATTTTAAATGTTCCAGGTATCTGTCTGGATTATTCCAAATTTTTTCAAATTCGTAGTCGTGGATGTAGAAATTCACTGTCAGCTTGCGGTGATTCTTAATCTTCGGGCTGAAGCTATCCTTGAAATCCACAGTATCTTCGCCCGGATGCCCTGTGTATCTATCTAACATCGGTATCTGATATTTTCCGTCCAGTTCTGCTCCTATAATCATGTATTCTCTCATTACATCATATGCGGTATGACTAATTCCTTGTGAGATCATCGTTACCCTCCTGTTATTTATCAACATGATACGTGCGGCATTATTAGCACTTACATAATGCGACTCCGATGGCATATAGTTTATGCTAAAATTTTTTCAACTGTATTTCAATATTCCCATTGACTATAATTATTTTTGATATTATAGTTTTTAATATACGGTTTTTGTTTTGCTTGTCAATGTGTTCCCACACATCGGCAAGCTTTTTTATATTATCGTATACAAATTCTTTCTTCTGTGAGTTATCCGGGTTCTTCATCTCGTTCTGTATTTTTAGTTTTAGTTCATCTATACCGGATTCCGTTTCTTTTATCATCTCCAGAACCGTATCATTTCCCTCGGCATAAAGAGTATACAGACGTTTTAGCTTCGTTTTCTCTTTTTGGAGTTGTTTACTCAAAATGTCCAGACAGCTTTCTCTTTCTTTTGGCTTATGCGATGATAAATTGAGGGAAATCTTTAAAATCTCATCTTCAACCTGCTTTTCAATATCTTCTGCCCACTCAAGCGAATTGCTGCAATTCGGATTATAATTTGGCAAGTACGACATTCCATTATCCCTTGAATAGCAATAAATTTTATGCTTTCCATGAGTCCACTTCTGATATCTCATCTTGCATCCGCACACTCCGCAATAGCACAGCCCCGTCAAAAGCTGATTCTCGTGATTAACGCAGAAACTTTTACTTTGCTTACGAGTTTTTCTTAATTCTTGGGCTAATTCGAATACTTTAATATCGAAAATCGGTTCATGTCTTCCCTTATATAGTTTTCCTTTATACGGAATCATGCCAATATTTACAGGACTGGTAAGGACCTGTCGTGTAACAAACTCGCTTTTAAATCCTATCAATTTCTGTATTCGAACATCAGAATAACCGGATATATACAAATTCATAGCTCGCAAAGCCATTTCTTTGCGTTCTGGTATGGGAACTAAGATTCCGTCTTCTTTGCTATATCTATAGCAATAAGGGGTGTTGCCACCTCCCATCCAATATCCCTGTTTCACTCGTTCCAGCATACCGCCACGCATTCTAAGCAGCATAGTATTTTTGTCAAGTTGCGCAAACACTGCCATCATCTGAGTGTATGCTTGCTCCATTGGGCTGTTGTAACTTACACTATCATGCACGCATCTAAAATCCACCCCATTAGGTATGAATACACGTTCAATTAAGTATATTCCATCGACCATGCTTCTTGATAATCGATCTAGTTTAAACGCTACAACACATTTTAATTTTTTCTTTGAGCAATCATTAATTAAGCGTTGCAATGCTGGACGATTCATATTCGAACCTGTGAAGCCATCATCCTCGTACCAATCAGATATAATCAATTGATTTTTTCTGCAATAATTTTCAATATCTCTTTTCTGACTGTCTAATCCATTTCCCTCTTCGGCCTGTTTTTCTGTCGACACACGCAAATACGCAACACATTCCATGACTATTCCTCCTTTGTGTAGAAATGTGCCGCACATATCATGTTACGACACATTTTACACTACAATATTTTTGCGGTCAACCTAAGCATTCAATTATGATTTTAATAATTTCTTCTGGCAGTTCAATTTGTTCGATGTCAATTTCTTTTCCATCAATCGTAACAATTGCCATATGCTCACCTCTCATTTCACAAAATCAAAAATATTCATCTGTCCTTGTATTTCTTCTATTTCATCTTTTGTAAAAAATTTGCAGGCTGTCCAATTTGGATTCCAGTCAGCATCCAGTTCGTAATTTAAGCATTTGCATCTTTTAGCGTTTTTAAACATCGTGCATTCAAAGCATTGATGTTCATAGTTCGTACCGCCCGAACGCTTGTACATTTCGCTGATTCTTCTCATAGGCTGATGTCCTTCCATAATTCCGGGCATCTGGCAAAGTCATGCTCGCATTCTGCATATATGATGCATTTGTGGCAATCATGCCTACCAATTTGCTTTGCGTATTGTCGTATTACTTTCCTGCATATAAGCACCAGTTCTGGCGTGATATCTAACTTTTCGTCTTTGCCCTCCATACTTTTCTCCTTTTCTTTGTTGCTGCATATTCAAATTTGCCTTCTTTTACGCAATCTCTTGGGTCGCATCCTCGACTATGGCCGACCATAAAAATATAATCGCACGGTTGCATTTTCCCTGATGTGCCGTTTGATTTCGGATAGAACTTGCAGTCTGTGCATTGACGATTAGTCAAATTCTGAATTTCTTGTGGCGTCAATTTTATCCACGGTTTACGCTTGTTTTCCATTTTCACCGCCTTGAATCTTTTTGATAAGTTCCTGTTTCATTGCAACCGCTATGTGTTCCCTGACTGATTCTTCAGGAAAAGGGATTTCCAATGATCGCTCTAAAATTCTGTTCGTAATGCGGTCATCATATTTCAATCGGGAAATAGGATAATTACTGGTGAAAATTGTGGTTTTCTTGTCCACATACCGACCATTGATGATCCCGTAGAATTTTTCATTAATCCAATCTTTCCCAGATTCCGCACCAAAATCGTCAATAATCAAAATATCCGCATAAGTCAAATCACTAATCAGCTTATTCTCTGCGTTTTTTCCTCGTTCTCCCCATGTTGACTTTATCTCATCAAGAATTTTTAGGGATGTTGTGAATTTTACCGATTTCTGATGCTTTTCTATCATCTCATTTGCCATGCTGCATACAAGTCTTGTCTTTCCAGAGCCTTTAGTATTTGAATATATGTACAGCCCAATTCCCTGTTCCTGCATCTGTTGGATATTTTCGAGCCAATATTTAACAGCTTTTGCCGCCTGTATGAATATTTCCTTACTTTCTGGAAGTTGATACACGCTGCTTTTCATATTTGAAAATCTGCATTCCTTGTACATATCCGGCATTTCAGCAAATTGCAGCTGGTTCTGCAAGATCATCTTCTTTCTGATTCCGCAATGGCATTCTTCACAATATGGAATGCCATTATCGTCCCTTGACCATATCCAACCAGAACCGCCACAATCAGGACACTCAGTCTGCAAATGGAGTGTCTGAGATTTCGCTTCCTCCGCATTGTTCAAATGGGATAAGCGGTTTGACATGTCTTTGAGCTGTTCTAGTGGTTCCATGCTGTCCCTCCTTGTTGTAGTTTCCTTCCAACACCTTGATAAAATTATTTGGCTTGACAAACCAGTCAAATGTTATCATCCATCCTCTGTTATTCTCTCCTCGAAGAAAATCACTGTTGCGAACGTTGTTGATTGCATTAAGGACTTCATCAATTCCGTATTCACGGATTCGTCCTTTGAGTAACTGACATCTTTTTGATGATGGTTTGATATCGCGTATCGGATTGATGCCAACTTCCTGTAATTTGTTCCATTCCTCGATGACACGTCGGACATCAGTCTGACAAATAGTATCTTCAGATACTATTAATTTATTATCTTTCTCTTTATCTATATCTTCTTTCTTATTCTTTATCTTATTCTGTTGCGTGACGTCACGTGACATGTCACGTGACATATCTTGTTCAATCATAATTTTTTGTCTTTCTCTCTGATTTTGCTTCCTGATTCGGTTCTGTTCTCTAATCTTGTCCATACCTTCGATGTTCTGATATTTTTTCCAATTGGAAATCTGTAAAAAATCATCAATAATTGATATCATTTCGAATTCTTGGAACACCTTTAAAGCAAACTGTATAGTTGCCAGAGGTCGATTAAACAGTGTGGAGAGCATTTGTTCTGTATATGGTATTTCTTTTGTAAAATAAACCATTCCAGAATCATTAGTTGTCCCGGCAAGGCACAAAAGTTTTAACCATATAACAATGATTGTATCTCCATCTGGAAGGGATTCAATTTGAACAATTTTTCTATTATCCCAAATGTTTGTTGCCATTTTAATCCATTTTACTTCTGCCAATTATCTATCACTCCTCTCAATCAAGCGGTAATCCCACGAATAGTGGCAGAATAAACGCAAATAAGCAACAAGGATTTTTAGTTGCAGATATTGCCGCAATCACTGCCATTGATGTACTGGCCCATGCTACTGATTTCGCCATTGCTGTATTAAAATCCATTTTGTTAATCTCTCCATCTACTTCACCTCTTCCATCTGACTTTCTACAGTATCTGCGAGTAACTTCAAGGACTCAATAAATGATTCCGTCAATGCTGTTCTGTCTGGGCATTTAGCAAATGCTCTGACAAGGTTTACTGCATCCTTGATTTTTTCTTCATCTTTAATGATTTCGGATGCTTCATACAATGTCTTTTCGTCATCTCTGTAAGTAACGATCTTGCCGTCGTAAAAATTCAATATGTTTGGAAATGGAATTTCGATAGGGCTTAAATGATTCTTTCTCATCCATGTGAATTCCTGAAGCTTTGCCATTTTCAGAACACTCAAATATTCTTCCTGCGTTTTTACGAGTACGCTTTTCCCAGTTAAATTAATCATCAGAATTCCCTCCTCCTATAATTTCATCAATACAATCGTTCCAACCAATCTTATAGCTCGGCAGTTTGCCTCCTGCTTTGAAATACTCGCCGTTATAAAGCCCAGTTGCTTTCATTTTCTCCGGCAATGGTTTCAGTGGACACCAATCAGGTCTAATACTCAAATCTGTAATATCTCTATTGTTTACTCTACAGAACGGGTGATGCACTCCACTGCGTAAAACGCATAAAGCACAATATTTTGGCGTATTTATCACTAATACTGATTTACTCATTCCGGCACCTCCATTCCTAAATCAAATAATGTTAATTGTGATTTGAACTCGTTCAACCGTTTTTGAGCTGAATCGTAATAATCTTTATTGATTTCATAACCAACATATTCCAGACCGTATTC